CTATTATCCTGAAAATTTCTATCACATTTTCACAAAAGGTAATGTAAAAGTCATGATAGAAATTACGACCGATTTAGCTTCAGATAAACAAAAAGGATTAGTAAATCTTTTAACACAAATTCATCGCACAAATGTAATAGAAGAAGAACTCTCAGGTTCTCAGCCCGTGTATCTCATGTATCGAGTAGTGGGTAAGTTACTGAAGAGCTACTGGAATCAGTTAAACGATAACGTGGTGATCACTAAAGATGAACCCCCTAAAGTCAAAGTCACGAAATTCTTCGATATGACTACTTTAGAAGGGTGCTATAATCATCTTAAAACCATTGACAATATCAAGTTAGATCTATACGGCAATGTCATCTATCGTGTCTGTGCTGATCAACGTGACATTGAATTATTACAAAATGTTTTAGATAAATACCTCAGCGATCATCAAGATCGTAAAATTGTTTCGTTTAAAGTGAATGCAACTACGGATAGTGAATACGCTTATTCGGTATTCTACTTCGTCGTTGTACCTGATGCAGTCAACTTTAAAGGTATCCATGATATCATCGTTAAACATTGTACTGACAAACGTCGTTACACTAAACAACATAAATTCCATGACGTAATAGATAAACTAAAAACCACACACTACACTGATGCAACAGATGTACCAAGTGTGTTATCACCTGTTACTATCGTGGAACTTAAAGAAGATAAAGATAATCTCGATGATCTCTTTATCGAATTAAATGAATTTCTCAATAACTAAGGAGTTAAACAATGAAACAAATTAAAATTAGCTGTGTAGACACTAATAACTTAAATCATCTTATCGGTGTTAATACGAATGATGTTGATAGTAAAAGCATCCTAGCCACTATCGCTGTCGGTTTAGCCTCATTGACTCGTTCTAAAGTCGATGTCGTCACTGATGTAGTGGGTGTGATTACAACATTCAACGTTACTGTTCCACTTACTGAACTTACGATCAATATCATGAAGTATTTCTTCAGTGATCCATTGATTTATCGTAAGTTTAACATCATGGCAACCAATGAACACGCTACTATCGAAGCAGGTTTAAGTTCAGTGTTATTCCGTCATACGTTACGTCTAGATAACCAAGATGTTGGTTACTCTATAGCAGCTATCTGGGATACTGATGCCTGTGATACTACGTTCTTCAAACCTCTCGATAACAAGGATACTTCTATCCATGTTTTCCAAGATGCCTCTAACCTCTATGAGTTCTTAACGGATCTCATCGGTGAATGTACTGCTACCTATCGTAATGCTCGTTTACGTAACTTACTTAAAACACGTGACTACGAGTCTATCGATCCTGCTTACTTGGAACTCATCGATAAAGAAGTAGCCTGTATCAACACCTGTACTTTCCCTATCAAACAGAATACTATTTATTCTGGTAACGATAAGAAATACAGTTTTGATGTTTACACTAAAATCTTCCAAGATTATTTAGCTCATCACAAAGATCATGAAATCTATCTTTTCCACAATAAAGATCATTTCTATTTTATCTTCAGTACTCAAGCTAAACACGATCTAATCAAACAACACATTGATCAAGATTACAGTGATAAACTCTTCTTAGCAGGATTTACTTCATACCCTGATTCTATCACCATACCTGAAACAAATACCATTGATCCAGGTTTAGAAATCCCTAACACGTATTGTTGGTTATTCAGCGATAGAGCAGATGTACATGGTATCCTTAAAGACGTGTTATTAAATACGATCTTAAAAGAACCATCAGAAGTTAAAGTTGATACTGATATTGATCTATCTGGTGTAACACTTTAAAAGGAATATCGAATGTGTAAAGTGATCAAGAAGAAATGTAATCACACGTATTACGTTAAAACGTCTAAACGTAAAACAAACTTTAATCGACTTGTTTTACAAAAAGTAAAATATAAGGTGAATGAATTATTTACCTTTAATGTATTTAACCATAAGTCTTAATATTAAACAAGTTTTTTCATAATGTAACCTAAAGTTTCAATCTAATAGTCTATACTGTAAAAGGTATAGGCTATTAGGTTGGCTTTTTCTTTTTCTTTTTTCTTTTTATAAAGTACAAACATATATCCTTTATCTAGTCTAGTAGCTTATACCTTAACGGGTATAGGTTATTAGACTATCTTTTCTATTCTTTTCTTTTTTGTATTTATTTATAATTTAATTCAATTTAATTTTACTTAAATAGTTCATTTAATTTTACATAATGTTTAATTCAAATTACATAGGGAATATTCAGTTAAATTAAATATATTTTATTTACATAAAGTTTATTACTTTATTACTTAATCTATTCAATTAAATTTACATAGGGCGCCCCCTTCGGCCCTCGCCACCCCGCCCATAAGAGATAGACCCTTATGAACAAAGATATTGATGCAATACTGCATCTTATAAGATACAGTAGTAACATTATACTTAATTATAAGTATAATGAATGAAACATATATCCTACTCTAAGAGTAGGATATATTTAATTAAGTTAGTCTATATGAATAACAGCATCTTGTTGTCTACCATTACAATAGAAAGAAAGGAATAATCCTTTATCACCACAACTAACAGTAACTTGAGCCCAACCATTAGTATCTTGTGCACTAATAGCAGACGTGGTAAAGTTATTATTTCTTACTACTACTCTATCAGGTCTACCATTGCTTATATATTTAAATCTTAAAGTAACATTACTACCTGATCTCCAACCAGTTAAACCACAGATATACCAGTGAACATTAGGATTAAATGTATTTGGTGCTAAAGCTGATCTTAAATTATATATCCCATTTACAATGTCATTCTTTAGATTATAACTACCATTTATTCTTTTAACGAGATTAAAAGGTATCTTCTGAGATTCACTATAACTTGGGTGTCGTTGATTTTTATAAATACTGTTAGTGTTATTAGGTATTAACTGTACCCAAGCATTAGGGTCGTTGACTAAACTATTAGGGATGGTAAGAGAAGAACCAAGAGTTGTATCTTCTGTGTAACCACTTTCACCATTACTAAAAATATATTTAGAAAATTGTTGGTTACCCGGGCCATCAACCCCTATTCTATTATTTCCAAAATCAAAAATTGTGTTTATATAATTTTGATCAATAAAACTACCATCAACTATGTACCATAAGCCGTTTGACGCAGCATAGTTACTTGTGTTAGCTACCGCAAATGGATAATCCGTAAAATTATATAAAGGATGGCTACCCGCATCTTGGATATGAACCTGTTCAATAAACAGTTTATTCGGTTTGTTAATATAAGGGGTAGTGGTATATAATCTAGCTTGACCACCGAGAGTTATTACGTAATATTGCTGATTACCCCAGTTAGGATGATCAGGGAATTGTATATTGTAATATATTGTACCACCCTCTGTTCGTTTGCCAGTCACAAAGTAACCGCTGTAATTTGCTCTAAACGGTTCATCGTAACGTATTACACCATGTCCCCATTTATCCGCATTTGCTATAATAGATTTATATTTAGCAAGATTAAACCCACTACTGGCTTTATTATGAACTGTATTTATAAAGTTACTATTCCATCTATTTTCTGTTCTATCGGGTGTAATATTCCCACCTCTAGCTTGTAGAGTGACATTAAATCCCATCTTTATTTTTCCTCTTTAAAATAATATTATACATACAAGATAACCCCATCTCAATGTTATGTCGACAGTAAAAAAAATACATTATTGTTGATATTTTATTAAGTTTATTTAAAGAAAGAGGTATATAGAATGGCTTTTAATATTAGATTAAATAAAAAGTTAAACGTTGTTAGCAGAGAAACATTTACTAATAAAGTGATGTCTGATCCAGCTCTTAAACAAAAACTTTTAGATAAAGGCTTAATTAATGAACGTATTAGCGAGTTTGAAGGTATCGATAATACACATCCAATTGCTAAAAAAGGCACTAGTTGGAATGATCTTTATGAGTTAAACGAAATTGTTGTTAATGCTATTAAAGCAGCAAACCCTAGCATGAGTGGAGTTGACTTTACTGATTTTAGTTTCAATCGTAGTAGAGATAGCAGTTTAAGTAATGCATATGCATTTAAATCTAAAGGTGAAAAACTAGAACCAGTTATCGAAATGAAAATTTCTCCTAACCCTGAAATTTCTAGACGTTATAATGAAGATAGTAAACACTTCAAATTTAACTTAACTGCTCCTGATCTTAACGTAACAGTAGCTGAAGCTATCACTATAGAGAACATGAGTGAATTAACATGGGATGACTATAGTAAAGTTGAGAAAGTGTTAACCGATTTCTGTAATCGTAGTAGTACGATTGTTGTAAAAAGTCAAGCAGAAAATGAAAATAGCAAATATTTACATTTAGTTTATACATCAGGCAATGGTAGTTTCGATGTTGGTCATTTGTTCTCTATCGATATGGATTGGAATAACGATTTAGGCGGTATTCCTGTATTATCTTTCCACTTCACACGTGCTGAAGAAAAAAATAAAGAAACTATCGTATTAACAAACCCTAATATTAGCGTTGATAAAGATCCTCTTTTAAAAAATAATGGTTAATTCTTAATTGTTAATTATTAGTTAAACATATAGGTAATAGAAATATATGGCATTTAGTATAAGCGTATCTAAGAAATTAGCTACAACTGGTTTTAAAAATATCTTGATAGAAGCAATTAAAACTGCTAACCCTAGTTTAAACGATTTAAACTTTGGTGATTTTGATTTCAGATGCAAAATTAACGAATATCAAGCTTCAGCTGTTAAAAGACAGATCGACCGTCGTGCCGCTGGTTTTTCAGAAGGTATGGTTGTTAAACCTAAGGTTGAAATGTTTATTAAGTTCGATAACGAAATAAAACGTAAATATACCGAAAATAGTCACTCAACAGTGTTTAATATAAATGGGCCGGATGCCGATGCGTTTATTAAAAAACACGTTACCGTTGAAAATCTAAGTGAATTAACTTGGGACGACTACGATACCGTTTTAAATGAATTAAAGAAATTCACTAATGACGGTGATGAAAGATCAGGACAAGTTATTGGGTATAGAGCGAAAACAGAAAATCCTAATAGCAAATATCTTTATCTTGGTGTTAATACCGCTCATGGTGTAGGTAACCAGTGGCAAGATGTACCATCTGCTTTATTGTCTTATAGATATGAAAATGATAAAATAGACGAGAACTTTAAAGCAGTTTTCACATTCCACTTTACCCGCGCCGATGTTGAAGAAAAACGTGACTTACGAATCGATAACAACAACTTAACGGTTGGCGAAAACGGTATGGCTGTAAACCTTTAATCTTTAGAGATATACTAATCTTTAATATACTTTAATGTACTTCCTACACCCTTCTTGGGTGTAGGATTTATGTTTGTTCTATAAATCTATACTTCGATACAACAACGTATGTTAATATACTTTTTTCATACGGAGTACAAAAATGTATAAACAGAAAAACTTTAAACGCAATAAAGATGTCGTTATGCTAGAACAAATATTAGCTAAAATATTCGATAACGGTACAACACATTTTTATACTACTTGCCATACTACTGACCCTAATATCGAATATTGTTACAATATTACATATAGGGATTGGGTATTTTATCTAAAAGAAAATACTCGTATCAATGAAATCTATACTTACTTTTATAGAATGATACAGTATAGAAAATATTCTGATAATCGTATTACTGTTTTAGTTAAGAATAACAGACGTAACTTTACTCGTTATTTCTACGTTAATGATAGAAACGCAGAAAAACTATTAAAGTATATCAGAGATGTCATGGATCTTACAGGGAAGAAATATATTCCTTATCGTATATATCCTGATGCTGAACCTAAAGTAGTATACGACATGTATTACGGTATCACGGAGTAAACAATGGCTGAATTGGTAAAAAACGATTTAACCAATAAAAGGAAATCAAGAATGAAACAAGAAGAACTTGCTACTAAACGATGGATAGATGCAGTAAACAACGATGATGCCGTTTATGAAACATTTAAACTAATATTATCAGATGAACTCACTAAACGTATACCGGCATTTAAAAATAACCATAGATTTATTTTAGTATCAGTAATAGGTAGTCATAACTACGGCACTGCCCATGAAGGTTCAGATGTCGATTTAAGAGTAGTATACACTGAATCTTTACGTGTTAACTTATCTATCGATAAACCTACTCGATTAAATTTCCATATCCAGACAGAACTTAACTTCTACGATGATATTATTCCTCTGGATATCCAGTTTATTCATATTTCTACTTTCTTAAAACAGTTAAATAAAAGTAGTTATACTGCTTTAGAAGCATTGACGAGTAATTATACTTTCTATTCATGGTTTGAAGATCGTGAAATTAAAGAAATTTTAGAGTATTATAATCTCGATGTGGTAAGAAATAATGCAGTGAGTATTATTAGAAATAACAAAGCTAATGAAACTAAATCTCCCGTAAATAGAAAAATTAGAGATCATTTACTCTTGTTATCTGCTCTCGATAAACCAGCTTTATTACTTCTATTAGAACACTATCGTTTCTGGGATGCACAATGGGGTATGAATATAACTGAAACTCAATTTGATGAATTATTGAACTTTAAAGTCGATTCCGTTAAACTACCTGAAGAGTACGTATCTTTACTTAATAGTTATTATTTCAGAATTTTTGGTATACGTTAATATACTTGTTGATATGCCTTTTTAAACTATATAATCTTGGAGGATTAATAAAAGCATATGGCAAATTACAGAGAGTATACTTACGATTTAATCTTAGGTCGCTTACTGAAAGATGAAGGTGGTTATGTTAATAACCCTAACGATAGAGGTGGTGAAACTAACTTTGGTATAACTAAAGACACGGCTCGTGCTAACGGTTACAACGGCAGAATGATCGACATGAAGATCGAAGAAGCTAAAAACATCTATAGAAGTCAATACTGGAATAAGGTAAGAGGTGATGATCTCTTAACTATTAATCCATGTTTAGCTGATTGGATGTTTAACTTCGGTGTGAATGCAGGTACAGGTCGTGCGGTTAAGTTCTTACAAAGAGCATTGAATCTTTTAAATAACCGTCAAGTAGACTACGCTGATATGGCAGTAGATGGTGCTATGGGTAACGGTACACTACGTTCATTACAAGCTTATGTTAATAAACGTGGTGAAGAAGGTGTAAAAAATCTTGTAGTCGCTTTAGTCGCTTCTCAGATTGCTTTCTATTTAGATCTATCTGAAAAGAACCAAACCCAAGAAGTGTTTACTAACGGATGGTTAAGCCGTGCTGCTACCAACCTTAGAAAATACGTAAAAGCTATGGATAATTAATAGGTTGTATATATCCTATACCTATAAGGTATAGGATATATGTTTAATCAATATCGTATCTCACTTATAAACTTATATTATCTATTTGAACTAAGTTGTGTAAACAATCCATTAACCAACGACTAAGGAGTTTAACATGTCCAATCAATTACATTTAGCACTTTCAATCGAAGATGAATTCGGTACCACATCAAATATCGAATATTGTACTTTTGAAAACTTATTAGAACAACGATTAAAATATATCGTTGAAAATATTAATGACTTTAGCAACATCATTGTGAATCGTTTAGATGATAATAACGTTATCTTTATTTCATTTATTTTAAATGAAGAAGGGGCCAATAACTGGAACCCATTAAGATATATTTATTTCCGTGATGATGTTGATCTAACATTGTTCTACAAAAATCTACGTAAATACGTGGAAGAAGCCATTAAGGGTAAAACTACTAACGTACCAGCATTAGCATTTTTATCGGAGGTATAATCATGTTATTCATGAGCAGAATAGAAGATATCGATGCGATTATCTCTGTTCCTTATAACTCTGATATAGACGTCTTTAATCAAGTTGTCAATCAAATCCATAAGGTAGATACTGAACTGACTAGAATGTGGAATTATTACACGATATTAGCCATATACGGTAAATGCGCTGAACGCATGAATACTCACTATGGTTCACGTAGTGTAAAGAATATAAACCACTGGCGTGTAGTTTTTGATAAGTGTAAGAAAATACTTGAAAATGCAGGTCTAATCGTACCTTATAGTGCACACCCAAGTGATAATAAAGATACGAATCATATCGCGATCTATCGTGTTCCTGTTTTTAACGATAAGTCTACTTTCCACTTTACTGATACCATCTTCCAAAGAGCAGATATGGTGCGTATTGTTTATAACAATAAAGCCTATACCGATGTCAGTGTTTATGGGAAAACATTAGCAGAGTTTTCTCAAGAACTAGATAGAGAGCTTTATAAGATCGTAAAAGCAATCGTTGAAAGTAAAGCTTTTGGTAAACATGGTGTTTATCGTAATCAAATATTATCGTTAAACGTTTTAAAATGTGTTAACGATCATCTTGGTGAACGTCAAGCGTTAGTAACCAATGTTGATTATCATGTTGCTGATTTATTCGCAGCCTATAACGTGTACGAATATGCTGATTCTTATCATGCAAATGAAATCAAAAATTAAAATACGGAGCAACCTTAATGTCAAATGAAAACATCTTTTTAAATGTATTAACTATCACTTCAGAACGTCCTGAAACAATCAATGATATTCTGGATAAATACGTTCATGCTGAGAATGATGATGAATATCTACTCGATATCGATGCATTACTCATGCGTGAAGAAAATCAAAAAATCACACCACAGTTACTTCGTGCGGTTAATCTATTTAACGATATTCAATTTATGGCAAGTGCTGACTTTAATGATTTAGCACACGATTTAGCTAAGTCACACATCGAAAGCATTACAGATCGTTTCTGGCAAATCGATAAAACGTTAACTAACGAAGTATTCACATCTATACCTGGTAATTCAGCTTATGAAAAATTCTATTGGTTATTTACCAATAAATATAATAACGACGTTGAATATAATTGTCGTATTACAGGTTTTGATGTACATGGTGTAAACGCTATCTTGAACTTCCCTGATTTACTTTATAAACTCTCTAAAGTCGTATTCAGTGAATATAAAGATGAATTATCTTTTATTCCTTTAACGAAAGAAGAACTTGTTAAAGAAGAACAAGTTTGGGTTCGTAATAACGATACGAGTTTCATCATCACTGTACCGACTAAGTTTGGTCCATGTCTTGAAGTGGTTGAACAATTAAATAACCTTTACGACGATATTAACATTAATGTTGTGTTTGGTAATGGTGATATTCGAGGAGAAATTACGGTAAATGATTACGGTGAAATCTTCTTAGAAAATAAAGAACCTACAATCTCTAAAGCATTCTATTTATTAGATGCTTTAGGTCTGTTTGAATCACAAGGTGAGAAACTTGGCTGGACGACTATCCATGCTGAAGAAGCAGGATTGTTGGACAGAGTAGATGAATAAAAGGGAAAAGAGAAATGAGCGGTTTATGCTTAAGTTTTTATAACGAACTTGGTCAGGCAGCGATCAACGTAGTTAACTTCGGTACGACAGATATCGGAGATTATGAGAATCGTGCATTAGAGTTTATAGAAGACGATAAAGATGTGCGATATGTGGTAGATGGTACTGAAGAAAATACCATCATCCATATCTTCGCTAGAAACTATAGCTGTTGTCATCATGTTAAAGAAGTTTATACTGATATCTTTAATAAGTTTAATAACTTAATTAAAGAAAACTATCAACGTGAACAATTAGTCAATGCAACAGTCTTAAGTTCACCATTAGGTCACTTAGAAAATCACTACGATGAATTGTATACTTTATTTAAAGATACATTCGATAAATCAGGTGACTATAAAATGTTTATTACAACATTTGAAAGTAAATATTATCAAGCTTATTTTAATAGTATCTTTACTATTGAAATCTCTGATAAACTTGGTGAAGCAGATAGTTGTCGTTATGATTTTAATACGGGTTACATTCGTATCGATGGGCTTAGTCCAGATATGATTGCATTAACGGGTGTATTTATTGGTACACTATTAGGCATGGTAGAATGTACTTGTCCTAATGAATTAGATCACAAGTATGAGCATCCTAAAACTGATGAAGTAGTGTATATGGAAAAAGATAAACTCTATTTCATGAATGCTACAGATGTACAGGGATTACGTTATTTTGAAACATCAGTGTTACACCACAAATGTCAATACATCATTGTGAAAACCAAAGATGAAAAAGATAACGAAACGGCTTATCTTTATTTAACAGATAACTTAGATAAAGAAGGCGTAAAAGAAGGATTAGATAATGTTCTTAATCTTCAATTCAAGAATACCATTGTTAAAAATGATATCTATGTTGAAGATATTGAGGGCAATCGTCTAAATGGTATCAGTTATATCTTTACTGATAATAAGACTACCGAAAAGGATGTACGGATCTTCTTCGGTAAAGTCGTTGAAACTTTACTTTAACTTAATAAGGAGTATTAAATGAGTGATCCAATCGTAGATGAAGTTGAACAAGCTTATCGTGAACTTCACCCACCTAAAGACGATGATTAGTATTTCATGAAAGAATACACATTTTTCATCAACTTAAATAGTTTCCCGATTTATCAGGAAACTGTGATGGCTTCTAAATTTACACAAGATGATCTTAAAGATATCTATACTGGATATCTCGCTAAGCTTGAACGCATTGTAAGATACTTTTGTGTTTCTAGAGGTTGTGAACCATTTAGTTTACTGACTGTAAAAAACATTTTCTTTAACGTACATGAAGCTAATGCTACAGGTACAGTAGAAGTAAATATACATGAACGGTTAGATAAGGTGATGCTAAATGAATTAGCTAAACTTATTGCTAAACAAATGTAGTAATCGAACATATATCCTACACCCAAAAGGTGTAGGATATATGACGAATCAAATAAAATTATTTTTTTCGTTTTAAAACCGGATTAACTCGCGATTATTGTTCGCCAGCTGTAACTACTTCAGAACTACCTGATTCAGTGTGAGTTTCTTCACCAGATGCTACTGGAGCTGCTGGTTGGCCACCTTCTGCTTGAGCTGGAGCCGCTACTGGTTCAACTAAATCTTGAACAGCAACTGTTAATGTACGGTTAGTAATCAATTTCGCAACATCGATAGCAACGTCAGCGAAAGCAATTTCAAATGATGCACCTTGGAATAAACAAGTAGCTAAAGTATTGTCAGCTGCTTTGAACGAGAAGTTAGAAGCAGTCGCAACTGGAGTTACTGTTAATTTTTGGGTTTGTTCATCATAAGTTGCTTGTAAACCTGCAGGAAGTGCTGCTTTAACTGCATCTAAACGGTCTTCTTCGTAAACGCGAGCGAAACCAAGAACGTCAACCATTAAAGATGAGAAGTCTAAAGCAGAGTAGTCTAATACTAACTCTTCAGAGATGATATAGCGTTTAGCTTGTTCTTCATCTAAAGTGATAGTTAACTTACGTTCAGCAGCGTTTACAGCTACGTTAAGTTCTTCAAAAACTTCGTCTTCTACTGTGTTACCAGCGGCACGGATAGCTGCTTTAACCACAGCGCTAGCTAATTTGAAAGTACGTTGTTTAGGAATAGCTGGATTTACGAAATCAGCTGCGTTTAAACCAAGACTTTCTAGTGATACATATACATCGTTAGCTGCCATTTAAATTTTACCTCTATTTAATTTACAAGAATAAATAACGTGACTACGGTCGGTAGTCACATATTATTTAGTTTTCTTCTTTTTCAAAAATGTTAGTTAAAGTACGTTTTACGAAAAGAGGAGCGATATCGATAAGTGGTTTCTCATCTTTTTTCGGATCTTCTTTAGGCTCTTCAATATCTTCTTTAATCGTATCTGGAGCGGTAAACGTAAATGTAACTGGTGTGTGGAACACATAGTTTAAATCAGATTTAACAAATGTGTCATCGTTTAAAGCAACAGTTCTTAATGGAACAGAATCGCCAGAACGTACACCAAAGTTGAATTCAGCTTTAGCTACACCAATTTCAGAAGCAATATCACCTACAGTAACAGTGAATGTACCGACTTCTTCTAATAATTTCACTAAATCATCGTATTGTGCTTTAGGTAATACACGTTCAGTAAAACCTAATTCATTTAAAGCTTCATTGGTATCTACACGTGAGAACTGATAAACTTTAGTAGATTCTAAACGATAACGCACTTTACTATCTTGTTTAACACTTACTTCAACAGGTAAAATAAGTTCTTTGCCGATAGCGGGTAATGATGCTTTAAGATGATTAAAATCTACATCTTTAAGTTTTTCATTGTTTTTAATAAGACAATTACGAATCATGGAGCTTACTGCTTTCATTTTAGTAATTGCTTTTTCTTTAGGTAAGGTAACGGACATGTCTTTCTATTTCCCTTTTTTAATATTAATTTATACACATGTATGCTCTTATATAAGAGCATAACATTTTCGAACAAACATATATACAGCTACTGTAAGTAGCTGTATATAAGCGTTAAATATTAAACAAAGTTAATCGTAATATTATCGAAAGTAATATTATCGGTGGACGTTGCTTGATCAGTAGTTGTTATTGTAATAAACTCCATATCACCATCTGCTTTATTAGTAACGGCAAAATTGATATTACCTTTTGCTTTAGGGTATGGGAATGATATTACATTAGCGGTACCTTCACCAGTACTACGTGTTTTCTTAATAGTAAAACTGTATGCTGTTCTTGAGTTTAGGTTAATCAAGTATTTATTATTTACTGTTTTAATTACTTCGAAGTTATCTTCGTAATGACCTTTATCCCATTTCTTCGTTATATAATAACCGATTTGTTCTTCGTTACTATCCTTTAATACCATTTTTGGATTAATGACCTCAGAATAAACGATTTCTTGAGATTTCGTATATAAGTTAGCAGGGATACCACTTATCACGTAATCATCGGTATTAGTAACTAATTGATAAAGTGTTTTAGTTGTAAATATAAAAGATTGCCATACACAGTTATCACCACGTGGTCTACACAATAATAACGCTGCTCTCGCATCACCTTTAAAGGTAACAACACCATCTTCTAAAGTAAAGTTATCTGATAACGCATTAAAAACTAATTCAGCATTAGCATCTAAATTATTGATAGGATATAATGGAAAGTTTTCAGCGAAAACTTTAGCACCACCAGGAGCATAGTTAAAATATCCACCATCAATCATTCTCTTTATAAATGTCTTATCACCAAACAATTCTTCACTCAATGGGAGTCTAGATAAGTACATACTTTCACTCAGTTCATTAATTATAGCGAACGGTATGAACGTTATATTATTCTCATTAATTTCTCGATTATATTTAATATAACCAATCGTGTGCCGTGTTCTTAACTGATCAGGTTTAATATATTTAACATATACCGTACTAAAGTTTTCTAGTTTAACTTTAAAGTTATTAACGGTTTTAGCGTTAATAATATTAAGTCTACTTATTAAAGCATTGGTATCAACAGTTAATCGACCATTAATATTGGCAGTTTTTACTGCGGCATATTGTTTCCCACCATCAGGACTTTTAGCAATGATCATCGGACAGTTTACACTTGCCACATAGTTACTGTCGATTACAGTATTAGCAGTTAAGAATAAACTTGCTTGGTTATTAGTGGTATCTAAATCGTATTCTGTATTTACAGTAACTTGACCACCAAGTTGATACGTACCGAATGTTCTAGGTGTTAACGTGAAAGTAACGGTAAAAGTACCCCCTTTCTGTAAACCATAGACTTCGTATTGTGTATCACTTACCTTAACAAATCGAGTACCGTTTTGGAGAGTTTGTTGAAAGTCACTAAGTACGTATGGCGTTTTATAATTTTGTTGAGGTAGAATAATCGTTAATATCGCTTTTTCGTTAGTTGCTAAACCACTGTTAGTTACGATATATTTAACATGGAATGGACTATCTACATCTACAGATACTTTACTACTACTGATTTTAACACCGATATCTTGGAATAAGTTTTCAGGAGCCACCATCTGATAGCAGTTACCATCCGCATCTCTAGCTAATACGCTAGTGCCTTTACTGAATCCCTTTTTAGGTAAATCAGCAAAATCTTGACAAAGGCTACGTACTCGTTCCATACGAGTTTTTAATTCTTCTAATTGCCCGGTTAAACCTGTTGTAGTATCATTTACATTTCTGATAGCATCATCAAGATTTTTATTAGTCGCATTAAACTTAGCATCAGTATAAGCTTTAGAATCTCTAAGTATCGTAGTATCTAGCGTATTTACTCTATCTTTTAAAGTATCAACCGTATCAGTTAATGCTTTTAAATTAGTTACATCTGCAGTTAATTGATCTACTTTACCTTTTAATCCGTTATAACTTTGAGTCAGACTATTTAAATCAGATATGATACCATTTTGGATCTCTGATTTTACTTTAGCAGCAGCTTTAGTAATTTTAGAATCTATACTGTCAAGTTTAGATAAGAGTTCTTCAGCATCACCTAATGCTGCAATAAAATCATTAAGTGTTCTAACTGCTACTTTTAATTGACTAAGTTCAGCATTATTAGAAAGAGCATTTGCCACTATTTTATCTAAAGACGCTAATCGCGTAGTAATTAACTCTTCAGTATTACGTTTGATCTGAAGGATACGTTCATAAACTAAACGCATTTCACGACTACGCACACGTGTTACAGCGGAAGTCAATTCACTGATCTTATAAGGTAGTACATCCCAACCGTAAGTATCATTGATATCGTGATAATGATCCATAGGCGCATAGAGCTCTGGTTTATCTAAGATATCATCCCATCTTTGTTTACGTGGGTCTACAAGTAAGATATTAATATAATCTTGTACAGTTTCCCATACACCGATAAAAATACCCCCTACTACTTGGTAAGACATTCTTACTTCACCATCGATATGGTCTTTGAATACTACTAAAACGTTTACAGGTTTACCTGTTTCTTCCGTTGCTTGTTGATAGAAACCTGCTAATTCGTAATCACGATTTAACTGTAAAGTTTCTTGTCCTTTTCTAATAACCAGTGTATCAGCGTAGAAAGCACCTTTACTGGCAGCGACTACTTTGCCACCGTTGGGTGGGATTACCTTTACATCATCAGGGATATAGTTACCTTTATCCTGAGCAGTATTATCGTAAGGGTAAATCATCTTTAATGCAGGAATAATATTTTTATTCATTAATTATTACCTCTTAAACTTAAAGTTTCTACTCTTTGTTCCAACTGTCTTAATTTATCTTCTAATCTAACGATAGTCGCATTTAATCTTGCTTCTCTACGAGTCGTTTCATCGTTAAGAACACTAAAGTTATTATCGATAGTTTCTGCTAATTTAGATAGATCTATTCTTAACTTATCTACACTGACTTTATTAGGCGTATAATAGTTATCGATAATATTTCTACCTAGTTCTGCGATATCTGCTTTTAAACCAGTTTTAGCTGATTCTAAGAATCCCGATAAGTTGGAAACCTCTCTAGTAATTCTGTCATCAAATGTGTTTACTTTATCAGAGAGTTTATTGACTTTATTTGTTACTTCAGTATTGTCTGCTTTAAGTTTATTAGTAACTGTAGTGACCATTGTTTCTACAGTATCATTTTCATTGGCTTTAAGTTGGTTTACGGTAGCACTTAAAACAGCATTACTATTAATTAACTCATCTACTTTAAGCGATAAGCTAGTAATGCTAGCGTTAGTAGTAGTTAATTTTTCAGTAAAGGAGCCTTTACTTTTATTTAAATCAGTCACTAAGTTAGCAATTAAAGCATCGTATTTCTGATCGAATAATGTCTCGATCTGCATGAGTGTAATAGAAGAATTACCATTGTTCGCTTTAATTGTTTCGAGTATTAAGTTTAGTTCGTGTTTATACGTATCGATACTATTAAGATTTTGTTCAACGTAATTTTTAAGTTTTAAAAAACGATCGTATACTGATTTAAGTTTTAAAACTGATGAATTAGCAACGACTTCTTTTAAAGTGTATACCGCTTGCACTAAAGCTTGGATACCATAGATATCAGCTGCTCTATGTAAATGACGAGTAGGGATAAATGCAGTCGGTATTTCTAATACCTCATCCCAAAATACATTTCGTGTTTCATTGATACTCATCTTGTGGATATGGGTATCCATTTCAGTATATCTAGTTTGGTATTCACCCCCTACCGCTTGGTAGGTTAAAGTAATCTTACCTATTAGATTATTGTTTTTAATTTGAATAGCTACAGATACGGGATTACCTAACTTCGTAGTAGCATCTTGCCAGAAAAAACAATACACGTAATCTTTATTAAGAGTTAGTACTTTGGTACCTTGTTTTACGACTAAGCTCTTATTATAAAATGCGCCATTTCGAGTGAAGCAAATATCCCCACCTTCTCCGCTTAATACATGTATCTCTTCTTTTACAAGATTCTCACTACTGTTAGCCGTAGTATCTAACTTATAGCGTTTTAACATGTTCATATTTTTTACCTTTATATTTGCAAATATATAAGTTATTTTACGTAAATAACATACGATAACCATGTATGAAATCGTATGTCTAGACCATCGATGGAGAAAAGAATAAAATGGCAGAAATAAAACCAAGCGATCTGACGCTGACGTCGAATTATGTCGCGCTTGAACCTGGCAATTATCCAGCCAGGACAGATCTTACAAAACACAAAGGTACAAACCTAACTGAAGCAGAAGCTTTAGACTTTAAATTAAATATACCACTTGGTGTAGGTAATAGTAATTCTGTTATCTATATCTATCAACAAGGTACTATAGAAATCATCGGTGAAGTTTATTGTTGGAATAAATTAGTCAAACCAGGTATCTATAGCCGATATGAAAAATTACGTTATCTCACAGAAGAAGTAATTTCTGATAGAGATAAAGATAATGTTTACAAACATCATGCGAGTTACAATAAAACGATTCGTGTTCCTAATAGTTTTATCAATAAAAGAAATAATACGGATAACAATGGATGGCAATTAAGATATAATTACGTTAGTTTTGATGACCAGATTGTTAAAGCTGAAGGTGGTAAAAGCTATCCTATTCCTATCTTTAACGGTAAACTAACGATTTATCCAGATGGTACTTTTAAAACAGAAAACATTGTTATTAAAAGTGATGATACTAAGATTGTAGATCCATATGGTTATATTGCGGATAGTAAAAACTATGGCAGTATTACAACGTATTACGATGATGTCACGAAAGATGATGTTAATCCTCGTAATGTTTACAGATTGATTTCTGAAAATGAAGATGGTAGTGTAACTTACGGTGCAATAGAAGCTAACCAAGATCTTACTCCTACTTCATTCCCTAAATTACCTTTAGGTATCATTCCTGTCAATGACGGTAAAGTAACCGTAAACACTAACGGTACTATAGATATTTCTGGTACAGTAATCACCAGTACAGGTTATAAAATAAACGGTACTCATTTTAGATATATCGATCTTGTTAACAATGTAGATGGTGTATTGAAATTTAATGAAGACATGTTAGATAAGAGTGGTGTATATAACCCTACTTTTACTCACATTAGTCCTACGGGATTAGAGTATAATAAAATTATATCAGTAGCTAACGGTGAAGTTGATATTTATCGTTATCATACTGAAAACGATACTTACAATAGTGTTAAAACCTTAAATGGATTTAGTACCACCTTTACACCAATGAAAGGTTGGAGTACGTTTGTTAAAGGTACTGAAGGTATTCCTTTTGGTAATATCTGGGATTATATTAGTGCTGTAGATAATAATAACAATCCTGTTACTATTGATAAAAATCACTATCCTTGGGTAGCGAAAGGTATCTTTAATATTAACGATAGATTTATCTATCCTCATTTAAGATATAGTCCTGAAGAAATTATAGATGTTTACGCGACAGTAGATCATACTTTATTCTGGAATCCTGATAACTTACTAAGTTATCAATTTATTAACTCGAGTGTGGATGTTCCTAATAAAGCACCTGAAACAAGATTATATCAAACATTCCCTACGTTAACTGGCGTAAGTACAATCGAATTACCAGAAGGTTATAACTTTATCCCTTATACTACTTCAAATGATTCGACTATTCCTGAAAGTAAAATTATTATTACTGAAGAGGATGGTCAAAAGTATATCACTGTAACAGGTAAAGTGATCTGGAAAAGAAAAGAAGAATACTTTACTTTAAATCCAGGTAAAGTAAAATTAGATTATACATGGCCTGTAGTCGTAGAAGATGAACAAGGACACTTTAATAAACTCTATACGGTTAATGGTTACTTTAACAGTAAAGTCGTATTTAAAGATCCTAACGATCCTAATAGCGTTTATACTATTGACGGTATCAGAACCAGAACAGATGGCTTATTTAGTTTAATCAAAAGAAACGTAACTCATTATCTAACCGATTATGAGAAAATGATTATCGATAATACCGGTAAACACTTTAAAGATTATATCACAGGTAAAGGATATAAACTTATTGAGAAAAGTTTCTTCTATCTTAATACTGAATTTACCAATAAACACACCGATATTGTATTAAACTATTTTTCTTTAAGATATCACAACTATTTACCTTGGTTCTTTGAATCCAGTAAGTTATTTGTTGAAAATAGAAATAATACTGATATTAATCAAGCACATCGCTTCTTCTATCAGGATAGAGGTAAAAACGAATTAACACTTTATCGTGATGCGATTTTCAATCTTAAATCATCTACTCGAACTGAATCTGATTGGTATATTTTAAAAGTCAATAGAGGAGTTTATAGTAAAGTTAATCTAGAAGGATTAAGTTTAATTAAAACAAGAGATCCTCAATATGGTAATTCAACATTAGAAGGGTATGCGGCTTTTGGTGACTTTAGTTACTCTAATAAACACGGTGTGGGTAAATATCGTGCAAACGATGGCGGTGTATTATTTAATAACACCTTCGTGTTTAACCACACGAATAATAAACACGTGTTAACAGATGGCCCAGTCCAAATAACGTTGTCAAGAGGCATGCGTGAAGAAGTAACCGTATTCTATCGTACTTCTGAAGATACTCAAGATTTTCCTAGACATGTTACTCGTAAACAAGGTGAAGGGGATTTAATCGATTTAGATATTACTTTAGATAATCGATATGGTTGGATAGATGTTTGGTTAGATGATCCATATGGTGAAGAACACGATTTAACCATCAAACGTTTACGTTTACGTAAAGATAGAACTAATGCAGCTATTGAAATAACGTATCCTCCTAAAACAGAGATTTCTACAAGAACCCCATCTATTGTCGGTAAAGGTGAACAAGGTGCGCCTTTCGTTATTTATAAACACGGTGAAGAAGATAATGTCCTTTATAGTGGAACGGTAAATGAAAATGGTGTTTGGAAATTCACTGGTTTAAGTACGTTACAAGCAAACCAAATTTATACGATTAAACAAACCGATGATTTTGGTGGTGTAACTTACGAAAGTTTTACAGTATTACCTCATCGTTTACGGAATGGTGATAAAATTACTATCACTGATTTAATGGGTAGTGATCAAACTGAGTACGTTATCCCTATAAATATTAAACGAGGGCAGTGGACCGATCTTAACATCGAAAGTAGTATCAGTTTCTTAGATGATGGTACTGACCAAAGTTATAAAATAACAGGTATCGTGTTAGATAGATTAGGTAATATTTATCCTGAAGGTGTTTATAGACTAGGTACAAAACCAACAGGTATCTATAAATCAAATGTTATCGGCACTACGGCCGCAGTGAGAGATCTTGTATTAAAAAATCCTCAAACGGTTGATGGTGGGGTAAGCAAATATGTATTTAATACTGAACAGAGTTTTGATGCTACAGCTTTTGAAAGTATTAATAATATTCGTGTTATCAATACAACAGCTGCTAAGAAAGTGGAAAAATGGTTAACGATATCTAACTGGGAAACTGAACTACGTAATCACCTAAATGGGATGACACAAATTGAGTTCAATAATCAATATCCTAGAATAGCTGGTGTAGATAAGGATGCAATATTAAAACACTTTACTGAAAGATTAGGTTCAACTAACGGTGAAGGATATATCGGACGATATAGAAATGCTGTTACTATAGAGACTAGAGAGTTATCTGCTTATACTATCGAAACACCACAAGGTAACGTATACGTATATCAAAACGCTAACTATAAAAAGCTTACTCCTGTTGCTATTGAAAACAGTAGAAGTGCAACAACTAATTATCGTTTTGAAGGATATACACCACTACAGTTATTAAGTACGTTAGATAAAAGACGTCCTTGGTTTATGGGTGAAGAGAATTCTACTACAGGTGCTGTAGTCACTTCTGCTAAAAATCCAACTAAACAGTTCTATGACCTAAGTTTACGATATCCAAGTAAACAAACTACTGAATATAAAGGAGTTCGTCTTGATCTTCCTGCGGAAGATAAGTTCTCATTTAAAGGTAAAAATATTTGGTTGCCTGTCGTTGAATCAGGTAGATACACTTACTATATCGGGTTATATACTTTATATAACTGGGATAGAATATACGATAACCATGAATGTAATGCTGACGATAACGCAGTTATTAGATATCTTGTAGACTTTAGTTATACGTTAACTAAAAATTATCCTGATACTAAAGAAATGAGTGAAGTTGTATTAGATAACTGGGTAAATAGAGGGGCAGATCCTCGTATGTTTACTTTTGATAAACATGCAACAGGTAAAGTTAAGTATCATGAAAATGGTGTAGATGTCACGATAGAAGGAAGAGTAAGAGTAAACGGTAAGTATACAAGAAATAAAACACAAAGCTTATTCCCTAAGAATAACGTTGAATTTATTTCTTTCTGCCCTAACGCTTATTTGATTCATCCCGATTTCCCTGATAGTAGTGTTACGTTAAACGATGATGATAGTATCGTAATCACAGGTAATGTGTTGTATAGAAACGTCGATGAGAATTGTCAGTTTGTGGATGCTGAAGATATCGATAAACTAGAACATCGTCTAGTATCTGTAGAAGTATTTGCTCAAGGTACAGAAGCGTTTAATAACGAATTAGAGTCTTTATCGGGACGACAAAAAGGTTTCGCTCTTAACCATATCTTTAAGGTAACTATAGACGATATTGATCCAGAGTTTAGAGATTTTGTCTTTTTAGATATAACTAAATATTTTTCGTTATATGCTCCAGATGAAGGTACTATAAGTTACGGTAGCACAAATGATCTAGTCAGTACACATCCGTATGAGATTAATTTAAGTAGCGATACTAGAGCTTTAAAACAGGAAACACTTAAGGCTAACGGTAAATATAAAAATGTTTACACTTTCGCTGTTAAGTTCGCAGAAGCGTTAGAAATAACAAACGATTATATCATGGTAGATCAGGAAAAGCAGACTACTGAGTTAGTGAAAGATTATTTTATTGGTGGGCAATCTGAATATACTCCAGCTAATGCTTTATATATTTTCTCAGTTAGAGTTGTTGTGCCTGAAGAAGTAAATGCTTACTACGCTACTAAATATCAGTACGGCGAATCTTTATCGTTATTGGTTAAATATATACCGAGTATTGTTAATGCTTCTAACTTAACTAGAATTCCGGCTAACTTAACCGTTTAGGGAGATAAAATTTAAATGTCTATTTATAATAAAAATTATAAATTAGTAAATCCTGGTACTTATGGACACGACGGGAAACCGTCGTTGTTCTCTGAAGATACATCAGGTAAAAGACGACACTTCGTTCGTTTTGTAACCAAGCTGGATGGCTTAGTATCATTTGACCCTGTACATGGAAGATCTGGATACTCGTTAGATAGCTTTGGTTATCTAACGATATGGGGTGATCACATGTATTACCGTAAAAATAGAGTTCTGCCTGGAAAATACAGCCCTTTAACTGGATTTCAATTAGAGACAGGTGCTTGGATTGATTATGGTAAAATGAGAGAAAATGTTGAAGATACAACAAACAACTACATATTTACTGCTCCATACATGTTTGACACCATTTATAAATGGGATAATAATAAGAAATATGGAGAAGGTAGTAAACTAATCTATAAAGGCAATAGTCTAGAAAATTACCTTAACCCTTATAATGCTAAAATCACAACCAATATCGATGAAAGTCGTAGTCTTAAAGATACTATTTTTAAAGATAGAACCTCATCACCTTTTGGCGATGTTACAGTGATAAATAGTTTAGGTAGTTATTTTGGTAGTAATGGTGCTGTTAAATACAGTAATGGTTATCCGTGGAACATGCCAATGCCATTGAAGTTATCTATAACTTCTAATACTACTGAACAAAGATGGATAATGCGATTAAGTGAAGATAAAAAATATATCAGGGCAGTTAACTTAGCTTATTTTCCATTTATAATGATCGAAGGTATAATGAAGTTTTTCGCTAATGGTGAAATGCTTATAGGAAGCGATACTAAACTTTACCATCGTAAAACTAGAAAATTATTAGCTTTCAGTGGTCATACCTACAAAAATAAACCATTTGAGATTATTCCAGATCAACGGTTTGATGCAGCATTCTTATTTCATTCTTTTGCCTACGATGAAAATGGTCGAAGAACAAATACAGTATATAACTATTTAGATTATACCGTTAAAGCACAAATGGCTGGTAAAGATGGGGAGTTTGATTTAACTATAGAAAACGGTCTTGGCTTTTTACCTATATATAAATCCTTCAGTGTATACTACCATAAAGAAGGTAGTAAACCTGAAAATTGGAGAGCATTTATCGGTGATGGTGTAATATATAAACAATTAACTGAAGGTATGGATAAATTAATCTCTATGGGAATAGGGTATACCAAAATGCCAGGATTATTTTATACTAATACCACTTACGATATAAAGCGTGAACGACACTACCTTCCTTGGAGAAAAATAGAAGGTACTAAGCCACACCATGCACTTTATCCGGATCACAGAAATAGTTTACCATTAGTGATGGAAAATCTTCCGTTGAAACAATATGGTCCAAGCTCGTTCAACCCTAGGTTTGCGTGGCATGAGAGTACTCATCATTTATTGTCATTTTTTAACGTTACTACTAACTATTTACAATTAGTGGATTTGGATTGTTATATAAAACAAGAACCAGGTCTTAATGGTAGAGGATATACTGCCTATGGTGGTAATCTAATAGGTGGGTTTAAAGATTACTCTAATGGTGTAACATTAGGTTATTATAGTGATGTTTCGGAAGCAGATAAAATCAAATATGATTTGAAAAATGCTTATTCCACTAGAAGACGTGGAGATGAGTTAAACTCAGATACCACTTATATTCGAGACCATCGTGGTGATCTTCCTTACTATACTGAAGAAGAATATAAAGCCGATATAATGAAAGGTATAGGCGCTCAGAAAATGAGTTTACCTGATAGTTATTTGTCTTATGAAACTAATGTACTAAAACCTTCAGCTGGGTTTAATGATTTTAAACCTGTTATTCCTGGTAAAGGTGGTGTCATCAGAGCTGCAACAAATGGGGATAAAAAAGCAACGGTTAGTGGAGATGTATTAGTCTATATAAGACCTAGACTGGCTTTTTATTTCTTAGACGAAGGTACAGAGCTTGATATTGTTGAATTACCTGATGGTAGAAATTATTATAACGTTAACAATTTATCTGGTAAAACTTCTCGTCGTGTGAGTAACATGCATCTAAGATTGAATAGATTACTCAAACGTCAGATGGTACCATTGAGAGCTTTAAATAATACAGATCCTCCTAAACCTAAATCTTATTTAGGTAATTATCTTTGTAATCAGGACTTTAGCACGTATGTGTGGGATAATACTAGTTTGAGATCTATTGCTGTTGAAGATTTATTTGTCTCTACAATTCAGTACATTGAATGGTTACCTAAACGATTCCCTTTTAAGTTGGATAATGCAAACCGTGTACTGATTAGAGCAAATCATCCATTTAGAGTGGTTCAACAGAATTGTGAGATGATAATTCAATCAAAAGTAGACTATAAGTTAAATTTCCCTATAGATTTAAGTCAACTATACCGAGGCGAGAATTGTGAGTTTTTAGATAAAATGCCAGTTTATAGTGATGAAGAAAATGCTGATATAGATAATCGACATTTTGAAGATTTACGCAGAGATGGTAAACCTTTCTGGGATTATGACCTTCAAAGATGGGTAATATATGGTTTATTACCTAGTAGTAACCCATTACCAGAACGTGTTAGTTACGCAGCAACAGAAATCCTTAATTTTCCATCACTTAAAAGTCTTGGTGTAAATACTAAGGATAAATTACAAACTATTGCTAAGTTACGTTGGAATAACGACTATCCTGGTTACTATTGTGAATTTCCTGGCGGTAATGTCATGGTCACAAAGGGAACTAAACGTGGATGGTATCATTATTACGGTACAACTGATCGTAATAACAAAAATAAATCTGATGATATTTATACTTATTTATTTAGTGAACCAATACCACAACGTGAAGTTGTTTCTGCAACCGGACGAGCGTTAGATTGGAGTGAAAATAATTTAAACGAACTCATTTATCATAGAGGTCCAAGATATAACGATATGTTGGACAACGTAGAAGAAACTTTAGTTGACGTGAAATATAAGGATATATTTTACACTGTTGGTGAACGTGACCACGGTGGGATGATAAACTCTAAACGTCGTTATAAAGTTGTTGCTGCTTTTGGGACTGGTGACCATCTAAACGATGAAGTGGTTAGCACGCATTATTGGGATCACACTGTAAATTTAACAGGTGAAACTTATAACCTTTATGTCAATAAAGATGAGACAGGTTTTAATAATTACTCCGCTTGTGATAGAATGATTGATTCAAGTAGCGCATTATTAATGTATACCGATAACGCTACTGCATACTCTCATGGCCATTACCACACAATGGGTAACACGTGGTTGAAGTTTGAAGTAGATGGTGAAACTGTTTATACGGGAAACATTAGTGATTTCTACGCTAAAGATTACGTTGTTGATGATTACTATATAAATGAATTTAACACTAAAGCGATTTGTTATTATATCCAAAATAAAAGATTTGTTCATTTTGATTTAGATGGTAGAACAGTGGTATTTGCTAACTATGCGTTTGCTGGCGATCCTACTAAACCATTTATTCGAGATACACCTTTATTTTATTATAAAGACGAAGCGACAGGTGATGATCCTAAATTTATTATACCTGAGAAGTATAAACATATTCAGGAAAAAATAGATAGTGGCGTACCTTTAAAAGTTTATTTTTATCATCATCCTGATCCAGAGTGGTATAAAAATCCTACACCGGTTTATAATAACGGAACGTTTAAAAGTCAAAATGTTTTTGATTTTACTAAACCACCTAAACTTATCGGTAATACAACTTATATACCTAATAGAATAAGTTATACTTTGGATGACGATAAAGGTATTATTGTAAATTTTGAAAATGCAATTTATACTATCAATAGTTGGCAGAAATCACAATATGATTTCTTAGTAGAGAGTGAAGTTTTTAATACTAGATTAGACGACTATGAACAAAAACATGTTTATTCTAGAGAATTTGCTAAGCTTTCCAAATACGCTAAGAACAGTAACGGTTTCTACGATATAACTGTGAATGTTGATGTATTTAAAACAGCAATGAAATTTAATCGTGGCGGTGCTTATTTTGAAGATGGGAGAGTTTTAAAACTTAATGCTAGTTCTGCAAACATTAGTGAAGCAGAATACAATAAGTTAAAAGCTAAAAAAGATCCTAATATCTTAAAAGTCAAAATAACTGTAATAACCAGATACAATAATGTTTACGTTTATGGGTATAACACTACTACCCCATATACAGTTACATTGTATTTCAAAAATTATCAAAAGTTAATGCCTAATCAGGTTTAATCACTATACGTCATATATCCTACCCATTAAAGGTAGGATATATGTTTACTTATCTAATAAATGTTTAAATCTATTTCCAGAAACGTATAATGTATTATCCATTAAATCTTCTAATAATTGATTATAAATTTTACGTTCTTCTTGTGTTCTAAAGTCACTCGATACCCATCTTAAAAGTTTAACGATAAAACCATTATAGTCATCGGCTTTTTCAATATAAGCCATACTTTCATCAATTTGTTCTATTAGTTTTTTAGCATCATTATTTTTAGGATCATTCTTTAACTGGTTGATCATCATATTACGAACACGTACAATACGTTGTTTAGGTGTATCGTAAGTCGATGTACCTAGCTTCATCTTAGCACCAGCAAAACTATCTGTTATATTTGCCACACCTGATAAACCAGCAATAATGACACAAACTAAGATATCAAAGGTAAACGGCATCGCACCAAGTGCCATGAAGAATACTGAGAAACTTGCTAGAGTAGCCATTATTACACCACTCACGAATAATAAGAAGACGGATGCTGATATACCTTTCCATGAGAATGCTTTACCAGACATGCCTTTAATCATGTTGATACCTAAACCAAATCTTGAGGCAAATTGGTCAGCTAACACTTCTACTGATGTGGTATTATAAGTTGTTTCAGAGAAATCATTATACATCTGTTTATAGATATCACCAATAACCACTAACTGTGCTTTAGGATCAGATTGTTTCGTTAATTCTTCAGGTACTTTAACACCGTAGATATTATTGATTTTAGAAATAAACTCTACACGTAGAGTATCTTCTTTAATACCTAAGAAATCTTTTACAATACTCGTAACAATAACGTTCTTATAGGTAACGTGGTGCACATATTCCATGAATGTCCAAATGTGACCTAATTCGTGCATGATGATACTAATAATAAAATCAGTTTCTTCTTTGAATAACGGAGTAAGTAATTCAATACGGTATTCTAATTGAGAGAAAATTCCAGAAGCTTTAACTTTTTTAAAGTCAAGACTACCTACACGATCTAATTTACCTGCAACGAGCTTTTTAAAGTTAGGTTTAACTGTTTCATTCGCAAGGTATTGTGCTGCCATTTCACCGTAATTATCTAATAAGCCTTTATTCAAAGGATGATATACATCCAGTAATTCAATATAAGCTGCAGCATTTAATACGCTAGCTGGTTTAACGTTACATTTAAGTGTGATGTTAAAACGATTTTTAATAATTTCTTCTAGACTAGTAGCAAACGTTTTACCATCTTTGTCCTTTTTATATTCTTCAATAATACCACGAAGCTGATCTATTACTGGATCTTTTAATTGGTAATCGATAACTTCCATACTGACAAGACTAAATTTATCTAAACGCATTGTTGTTTCCTTATTTATTCATAGTTAAAATTTTGTATTTATATTACAAAACATAGCTTTATGTTTAACTTATTTAAAAAGGTTACCCAAATTATGAACAATACTGATATTGAACTACAATCAAATAAAACGAAATTTGAATGTAGGAACGCTATGTATTTTAGATCACATGATGGAAGTCGTGATGATCTATTATTAATAAAAGAAAAAGTACACTTACCAACAGGTGAGGTAAAGAATAATTTAAGATTCATTGAGAATTTTAAAAAACCCGTATATATCCATAAGAAAGCATTTCAAAACTATACTCAAAAACGAGTATGGAAACCTATTGAAGAAATGGATGTATATATGACAACTGAATATGAATTAGAAGATACCATTAAACGAGCATTAAACATGCCTGTTGGTTCTTATAAATCTCGTAAACAGTTATTCCGTAGTCCGTATATTTACGGTTGTGATATTTCTACGTCTTCTATTATTCGTAAAGCGTATAAAGAGAAATTCCCCGATGCTGTAAGCAATGCAACTGTAGCTGTACTGGATATTGAAACGAACGTTGTAAGTGTTCGTAATGAAATTATTGCTATTTCATTATCTTTTAAAAATAAAGCAATAGTTGCTACAACTAAAGAGTTCTTAGGCACTACACCACTACCAAGAGAACAGTTCTACGAAAAGTTAGATAAGCTTACACCTGATGTAAGAAAGAAACGTAAAGTAGATGTAGAATTTATTATTGCAGATACACCTGCTTTAGCGATTATTGAAGTATTTAGACGAGCACATAAATGGCAACCGGATTATATTGTTGGTTGGAACTTAATGGCGTTCGATATTCCAGAGATACTTAAAAATCTTGAATACGAAGGTTATAATCCAGCGAATATTTTATCTGATCCTAGTGTACCACCTAAATATAGAAAATGTCAATACGTTAAAGGTACAACAACCAAAGTCACCTCTTCTGGTAAAGAAACACCCTTAGCGGGTTATGAACAATGGCATTATTTAGATGTACCTGCTTCTTTCTTCTTTATTGATGCGATGTGTAGTTTCTATTGGATTCGTAAAGGTGCTGCTTTAGAAGAAAACTATAAGTTAGATACGATTCTTAATAAGTATGCGAATATATCTAAATTACAAATAGAAGAAACTAAGCATTTAGATGGCGTTGATAAACACCGTATTGAACAAAGTATGCACAAGATCGAATATCTCGTGTATAACTTATGGGACTGTATTTCTTTAGAAATATTAGATGAAACAACCAATGACTTAGAAAAGAAATTTGGTGTTTTATTAGGTGTGTCAGATATTGCTAACTTTACGTCTAACCCTAAACGTTTAAAAGACGCTTTGCATTTTTACGTACAGGAAGATGAAAAGTTCAGAGGTGTGCTAGGTACTGCTTCTGACCAAATGTCTATAGACTTAGATAAAGACGTACCAAGTTTATCTGGGTGGATTGTTGCATTAGCGACAGAACGCTTGATAGACAATGGTTTACGTATGGTAGAAGAACTACCTGATTACCACACTAAAGCCCATGCACATAGTTCAGATATCGATATCAGTAGCGGTTATCCTAATATCGAAATCACGATGAATGTGAGTAAAGATACGACTTATCATGAGTTAGCTAGAATCGAAGGTCTTACTGAAGATGAATGGCGTATAGCTGGGTTAAATATGTTGGGTGGTAAAGTAAATAGTTTATCTTTTGCTCATACAGTTTATAAATTACCTAAGGTAGATGAAGTCTATCAAAAATGGGTTGAATCACAAAAAGCATAGGGTATATTTATATACCCTATTTATAGGAGTATATTAAATGTATATTAACTTTTGGTTATTTTTATTATCTAGCACGATTATGATTGGTAGCCTTGCTAAAATCATCATGTGTGAAGAAAATGGTAAAGTAGTAAAAACCATATTTGCTCTTTCTTGTATTGTATTTCTGATAACCTTTGTTATTGGTGCTTACTTTAATCGTACTTAAAAAGAGGTGTTCATGTTATTTAGTGAAATCATGCCTACAGTATTAAGTATACCTAACGATACTGTGATTCAGTTTATCAGTTTCTTCATCACTACAACTATATTTGTATCTATCCCATTTGTAATAGTTTTACTTTTTACTTCTTATAGAACTAAAACATCAGTGGTTGATATTATAATAGATAAATTTGGTACTTCACCGATACCTGGACCATATAGATCTTCATTTGTATTATTCTCGTTATTTGTAATATTCTCAACATTACTAATAGCGATGGTATTATTGTTTTACATTATACCGTTTATAGCTATTTTTGGTTATTGGTTATTTAATGTAATATTTGATCTATTGGTTTCTATAAGACCTTAAAACATTGAACATATATCCCATACACGATGTGTATGGGATATATGCCTTATTCTCAACTTTTCTATTTTTAGGAGTACATCAAATGTCCAACAAATCAACCACAAAAATGTTAAACGAGTATTAGTACATATAATAATAAAAATATATATCTTTTTAAACCATCTATGGTAGTTAGATTTTGATGCATTATACTTTAAATATTAGATTTTTAAAAATGCATCAAAATTATAAACTTATATAACCTATATGAATAAGGAATAATGACCTTTAATAATTGACATATATCCCTGCCCATTAAGGCAGGGATATATGCACTTCTGAAGAGAAGTAAAACTAAGGGGTTGCTAGGACTGCACGACCAGTCCTAGCGATATGACATCAACATATTGTTAGATAAGGAGACGCCTATGCGTGTCATATTTAACCAATTCCTCGAACCATTAAAAGTGGTTTGGGAAGCCGAATTTCAACAGATGTTGGAAGATGGTTTGGTTAACCGTGATCAAATTTGGATCGGTTAATCATGCTAACCATAGTATAATCTCAATATGTGAAAATTTACATATCGCATACTGAGTTAAAAAAGGTTTCACTATTTCGATAAAACCAATATAATTAAGGGTGTTAATAAAATAGCACCCTTTGTAAAGGTGATTAAGAATAAATATCTTAATCGTAACATTAAAAATGAGGACATAAAAATGAAATTAGAAATCGTAACATCAAACCACCAACATTATTTAGTTGTAGATGTGCCAGTTGAAGGCGCTTTATAAAGGCTAACAATAACAGAAGGGGTGTCATTTCGATGCCCTATTTTTAACTCATAGATCTAAGGAGAATAAAAATGAGTGCATACTGGATTTGGAGTATCCCTGCTGATGTAGCAGAGGAGAAATGTAAAGAATGGACAACCATCCAACAGTTTGAAGGTTATGAATATAATCATGATTACGATGAAGATCAACCGGTATACCGCGAAACACGCGTACCGGTGGTTAACAGAGTAGTTTTCGAATACTACAAGGATGGGGACGAATTTATCGCTTTCGGTTCCAAACGAGATCACAAGAACTACCTTGAAGAGTATGATTTCGTGGACTCCAAGTTTATTTACTAAAGTACTAGCACCCGAAAGGGTGCTATATAAATCATCTTATTTTTTTTTTCATCTATTATCGAGCATATATCCCACACCTTAATTGGTGTGGGATATACAACGGAGCACGTATCTAATATCGCAAATTATTAGATACACTTTCTATACTATTTTAATTAACCAACAACGTCCTAAGGACATAATATACATAACGGCATATATCCCTACCTTTTACAGTAGGGATATACGTTTTACGTTAATACAGCCAATCAAAAAACAACTCTGATTTCATTACGTGCGTTTACTTAAAATATACACTTAGTTTAAGGAATCACTAGAAAAGAAAAATCAAGTGTATACTTTTTGTAAACGATAAGTTAGTCTCATTGTCAATCAATCAACTATATTAAATAGCATTGATGTAAAAATTTACATTATTTTATCTTAAACGATTAATTCTCATTTGTTCACGTTTCTTCTCTTTGATATCAGCTAATAAACCATCAATGTTTCTAGGTTCTATACCAAAGTTAACGAGTTTATCGTTTAATCGTTTAACCTGATGTTCTAAAACAGTTCGATAAATACTGGTTTCGTTTTCGGAAAGTTTAGTAATTAATCTATCAAGTTCATCTTGATATTTTTCGATTAATGCATTCTCTCTATCTTGAACATCATCCATTAATTTACCATCTTCCTGAATATGCGACATCACTCGTTTACTATCTATTCCGTAGAACGAAAGATTTTTACCATACATCAATAACCACATGCAAAGTAACCACGCCATGACGTTATCGTCGTGACCTTCAGCAGTATGGTCAATACGTCCTGATTTACTATCCACTTCTAAAGAACGTAACTCTGCAGAAAGTGTTTTATCGTAAATAATATTTCTACAACGTTTAGCCGCTAATTGTAACACTTCCTTATAAAGTAAATGTCTTGTTCCACCTGTTTGGTTAAAACCAAATTTCTTTTTATTTCTCGTATAGAAATAATTATTACGTTTACCTGGAGCAACGAGCTCTTTAAATAATTCAGGATTTTTATCTTTTTCCTGAACGATAGTATTATACATACGTCTACATGGATCTATTCCGTGTAATGGTAACTTATTGTAAAGTGTTTCAATAAACGTACCGCCTGTAGATTTATGTTCTATAATCAACGTTGTTCTTTGGAAAGCGACCATGAATTCTACCAAGAAGTCAGCCAATTTAATCACATCAGCTTCACAAATAGAAACAGCTGCTACCGTTTCTAAAGTAGTCACATTAACCACGATAAACGAAGTCGCATCTCGGTTTACTGCTTCTGATGTATCAGCACCAATGATACAGTGATTAGTTCTCATGTAATTACCAATCTCTTCTTGTTTAATATACCACTTCACAATGTAACCTGATTTTGTAATCTGTATATAATCAGGTTGTTTTTCAGACATTAAAATATCTTGAGAGATTTCTGGCGCTAATGGTGATAAGGTTGCACCTGAAGTCCATACGTTAAAATAGTCTCTATTAATCTTATCTTGGTCTTGAGTTTGTGTAGCACGAATCTTTTCTCTTAACCATTCATCAGTATAACCTAACTGTAAGTGATTAAACGTCGCACCCACCATTAATGTACCATTTTTACTATTCTTACGAACCACATTGTGTAATTCTTCTTGATTAGGTAAATCAAAATAGTGTTCTGTCCAAGATGCAGCATTCTGATAAATATCATACATGAATCTACCACTACGAGACATCTTATCACCTGCTGTAGTCGTGATGATAGTACCGTATGGTTCACCACGTTCTTTAGCTAAATCTCGAGCTGCACCTGTTGCAGCTGTTGCTGCTGGCCATACTACGTCCATATAGTTAATAAAAGCAGCCTCATCGTATTGTTGTACTGGTGTGGTGCATCCACGACCTACGTTATTTGCAGTTACTTCAGAGTTTTGAGATACACGAGTAATCAATCTATTACCTCTAGCAGGATAGGTATAAGCTTCTTTAGCTTTAGTATCTTGAGAGGTACGCGCTATTGTGTATTGAGGAAGTAAATCACGCATCATCTTGATACGCTCTATATTCTCAGAAAGTAGTTGTTGGTTCAATGTAACCAAGATGGTTTTTGAGTTCCACATTCTGTAGTGAATAAGATAGTTATTAATCATATCTGCTACAACCGATTTACCTGTCTGACGAGGTTGTAACAAAAAGAATGAAACGTTATTCATGAATAACCAAAACATACCCATGTTAGCACGGTGTGCTCTAAATTGCACGGGTTCACTACCAGCTGCTGGAGGTACTTTAGCTGCTTCTCTTAAATAATACCATGGATTACTTAATAACTCTTGACCGATACGGTATTTTTGTTCAGCAGTTAAATCTTCTGAAAATGGATCTAATCCTTGTATAGATGGGTCATGTAAAGCTAAACAAAATGCCCAGTTCTTTATACCCATCTGATGCAATAATGACGCATAAGCTAGAAAAGATTTATTTGCGGTTTGAGTATCTACAATAGGACCTAATCCTTCTGGACCGCTGTTCTCTGGCTTATACCAATCTTCTTCAAATAGTATCATTTTTATAATCGCCTATAATAGTTTAAATATTTACATATTACATCATTTTTATAAACTTATATTATCTTTTTGAAATAACCGAATTAAAGAATTGACATATATCCCACACCGTTAAGGTGTGGGATATATGTTATCCGTAAAGACATTAAACTAAGGTGTGAGGAAGATGCGACTTCCTCACGTGTTTCAATCACCTAAAATTAGGAGGTAACATGCCTGAAGCTGTTGCTACTGAAACTAGGATGTTAGAAGATAACGAGGGTAAACCCTTTTATCTTCACATCGAATACGACAAATGGGGTAACCCCATCCGTCGTCAGGTTTCTAGATTTGCTGACCCTGATAAGAATCTCGATTGGCTATACTAGAACAACCTCTATAAAATAATGTAATAAAAATATTAATTTACATAAAGTTTTATAGGGTAATTATTATAATAGTGCAGGTAAAATAACTTGCACTATTTCTACATCAATCTAGGAGAAACAATTATGGAACTTAACTTAACACCAGTATCTAACATCGAAGTAAACTTCACTTTTTCTGTTGTAAATAAAGAAAAAGGTTTTAACGGTAATTTAACATTTAAAACCGTAGCTAACAAACTAAACAATTCCTTAGTAACGGTATCAACCGATAACGCATTTTACAATGCTTTATTTGGTGGTTTACTTGGAGAAACATTATCCGAAGAAGATGAACAAAAATGGAATAATATTTTCGATAACATCGAATCGTTAAAGGTATTTATTAAGGATACTGATACAAATAAAGAGAAAGAAATGACCTTCTATTCTCTTTGGAGTAAAGCAGCTGTAATCGAATGCGATACAGTGATTGCTGAAATGTTAAATTATTTTAACGAATAAATAAAAACATATATCCTACACCGTAAGGTGTAGGATATATGCCCATCTGTAACGATGTAAAACTAAGGTTCTTTACTGGTAGCTACTACTACCAGTAAAGGTTTTATCAACCCTTTTAATAAGGAGTTAATTATGGCCAATGAAAACCATATTAGCTACGATTGGGAACGATTTTTCGAAACCCAATCTCTTGAGGCTATAGATAATTTTATTAACTACATGTCTCAAGCTAACCGCAAGGCGAATAATTTTAAAAGCTGGTTAGAATCTGCTCGCGCAGTAAGATTCCAACGAGCAGAATTAAAAATACCGCCAATAAAAGACACGATTGTGTATAACAATAAACCTGCGGTTAATTAACCTTAGTATAGTGAGGGTATTACCCTCACTATACTATTTATAGCTATTATTTTTTTTTTTACCAACTAGCACGTGGTTTCGTAATTACATTTTCATGCACTAAATTGATATCTTCTTTAGAAATCAAAACGGTTAAAGTTTCATCTAGAGATTCAGCAGAAACTTTTACATCTCCATCATTATCTTCAATCGTGTAAGGTGATTTAACTCCTGTGATCATTTCAACTTGTTGTTGACTCCAAGTCATGATATCTAAACTTCTTGAAGAAATGTTAGATTGATTACCTGTATCAAGATAACACTGAATAACACGAGTTTGAGTATCTTGATTAAGTCTATGAATACGAGATATCGCTTGTTCTTGTATATAAGCTCTAAATGGAGCATTAAGCATAATCAATGTATCTGCCATGATCAATGGTACCGCTGTCGATAAACTATCGTAAGTAGCAATAAGTGGATTAATGCGTTTATCGGTTTCAAAAGTTTTAATCATCCCATTGAGATTATTATTCGTTTTACCGTAAACTAAAATAGGATTTAACCCTTGTTTCTTACACGCATTATTAGCATCCTCTAAAACGTCCACAAACGACGTAAACACGACTGTTTTCTTAGTGGTACTATCACATATCTCAGCAAAAGGAACGTGTTCACACATCGCTCTATGCGCTTCTATGCGACGTTTACCTACCACATTACCTAAACACTCACCTTGTATCTTTAAAGCCAAGTATTTAACAATAGAACAAACGTTTCTAAACTCTTTTACTTTCTCTTGAGGTAACTTACTTGAGATATTATAAAACTCATATTTCTTACAGTAAGTTGTTTCAGTGGTAAGAAGACGAATATCGTTACTACGTTGAATCGTTTTAATATAACTTTTATAGAGTTCAAAAGCTTTGAGTTCTTTACTATCGTCTCTGATAGCGTTTTCATAGATTTCCAAACACTCTTTATAAAAAAGAATATCTTCTTCTTCTCTTGCTTTATAATAGATTAAACGTTCTTCGATATACTTCTTCATATCCTCACGGATAGCGTCTAACGTAAAGCGTTTAAAGTTAGGCACTTTAATACCAAGTGTTTCGATGATAGGTTTATCTAAACCAAGTTCTTCTTTTTTAACCACAAAAGAAACAATACCTAAACGATTTTGAAGTATATCTAAACCACGTTGTGCTGAAGTACCGTATATTTTCTTATACTTCTCTTCAACGACTTTACTAAACATTGGATCAATCGCTTTAAATAAAGGAATTGATTCACTACCAATTGCCTTAAATGGTGTACCTGAAGAATGAATGATGTTTTTAGATTTACTGTAAAAACAAATCTCTAACCAGTTTTGAGTACGTTGGGATTTAACATCATTTAAGTTGTGGGATTCATCTAAGATTAATCCATATTTAAATTGATTAAATAGTGGTACATGATGATCGAGTATCTGACCCATCGCTTCATAATGGTAAACGTAGATTTTAGTATCCTCATCTGGTGTTCCGCCCATAGCGGTATTCCAGATTTTAGGCGGATTCTTATAAAACTTCATTGGGTCATTATACCAAACACGTTCTAATGCATTCTTAGGACAAACAACGATAATCTTATCCATATTGGCAAGTTCCATCGTAGCGGTAGCGGTAAAGGATTTACCAGATCCAGCTGCAGCATTTAATAACGCACCATTTAGTCTATAACGAGTAGGTGTTTTATCGTAGTATTCAAAAAATCTTTGTTGATAGTCTTTAGGAGTAAAATTAAATAAAGATAATTTAGAAAAATCTAATGTTCCTTTTATATCTTCATTATTTATATCTTTCAGCCATGTCTGAGTTTTAAGTGCATCTACCAGTTCTTTGATTTTTCTAACAGGTAGATAGTTATTACTTGCTCTAAACTCTACCATCTTTGAAAAGATATAGAGAACATCAACCGCAAAGAATTTATAAAACTCAATCTTTGTACCACGTAGTGTTTTAAACATGTGTGTATTAAGAACAGACGTTTTCCAAATACGTGTAGCTATACTTGCGATATCGTAACCGTTAATTCCATGAATAATAACGGTATCGTTCGTTTCTTCTATTTTGATTCCGGTAATGCCGTTAACTATTCCTGAAAACATTTTTTACACCTTTAATTTATATTCTAATTTAGATAATGCTTTTACTTGTTCAGTGATTAAACTTTGTAAATTACGCATTAACTTAATGTCATTTAAAGCGGATTTATAGAAATTACTTGTGATTAATTGAATAATCTCTACACCTGCTTGCATGTGAGGTTCAGCATTAGGATTCGTTATTTTTAATAAATCAACGATATCTTTATCCGATTTATTTAAACAATCTTTCTTATACTCTTCACAAACTTCACTCATGTTTTTAACAACAATCTCTAAATTACCTGATAAAGATTGTAATTCTGTTAAATACGCTTTAATTTGGTTTACTTCAAAACCTTTATTAGAATAAGGTTGTACTTTTGGTTCTTTGATTTCTTCTATCTTTAAAACCATCACGTCTTTTAGAATTTCAGAGAACTCTTTGTTTGATAAACCGTATTTATCATTAAGTGTTGATAAGTTTGCTGAACTTGATACTTTGATATTTTTACCAATAAGCATCTCACCACGCCATCTAGGTGTTTTAGAAATTTCTTTAGCAATGTTTTTCAGGATAGATGATGAAACTAATTTCTGACCTACATGACCTTTTAGGTTTTCTCTAACAGAATGTAAGTTACCTTTAACGATGTTTAGCATCATAGTTAAACTTACGCTCTTGCTATCTTCGACTAATTGTTTATACTGATAATCGATTAATGATTTAAATTCCTTTAACTGATTAATCGTGAAAGGTTTAAATTTAGGATCGAAAGCGAAAGTTTCCCATTCATCTTCGCCAACAATCACTTCAGTATTATTGATTACCCATGTACGCGCTTTTTCCACTTCTGGATCTTTTTCTTTATATTTCTTCTTACTTGAATTTACAAAAGAGATAGCTTGTTTAATGGTGGTTTCTTCATCATCGGTTGCACCATCGGTATATGAATCAGCAAATTCTTTAAGTTTATTACCTAAACTCGTTAATTTAGCATTTTCATCAGGTGATCTTTTCATGTAGTAAATGAGACTGTCACCTGCACGGATAACTGTATATCCTTCGCTTTTTAATTTTTCTATCTGTTTATTAACTTGGACATTAGTAATACCCAAGAAGTCAGTAAACTTAACAATAATTGTTAAAAGTTTATCCCAGATTTTAACGAGTATCTTACCGATACGTTTAAAGAACTGTTTAATCGCTGCAAAAATACCCGTATCGGCTTCTGTACTGATTTCAGATTCATTCGCGATGGATTTAAGTACGGTATTGTTTTCTAAAAAACGTTCTGATTGTTTAATATCATTTTCAGTAACGTACGGAATAATGCTAGTGACTTCATCGACTTGACGAATAAGTTCTTCGGCATCTTCGATTTCACCAGCAAATGCAAAGTCTTTACCTTTGACTTGGTAATATTTATCTAACATCCTTAAATCTCTCTTCAGTATAATTAACAGAACCGATGAAAGAGTTTATTAAAGTAAATACAACAGCAACAAACTCTGTCTGCTTAGCTAACTCTAACGTTAAGTCTGATAACGTCTTAACTACATTAGCTTTAATATTGATATTATTACTGTTATCTGTAATGGTGTTAGCTAAAATATTTAATTTTTGGTCTAAACGAATAACCGCTTCTTTAATGTTGGCTACGTTATTACGTTCTTGTTCTTTTAATAAAGAAATGGTATTTTCCACCATTAATTCAAATTGTTTCATATTTGAGAAACATTTTCCTAATGTCTCTTCTCTGGTGACAGCCATGGAGTTAAATTTAGCAAGTGCCTTAGTATAACCACTTGTATCTTTAATTTTAGCATTGTGTTTATAGTTGATTGATTCCAACAATGTAGGATTATTAATCAACTTAGAAATATAGCTGTCATACGGAGTAATAAAATCTGCGATAAAATTATCGATGAATTCATTTTGGATTTTTAAAAGTAAAGTACTATATTCTGATAAGTTACCTTTGAATCCTTCAGGGATAACAACGTATACTTTATTTGAATCCATAAATTTATTATTTTCAACAAAACGTTTAATATTAGGATATTGTTCTTTATTATTGAAGAACACAGTTAAAGCGTTTAGTCTTGATTTAACGTAGTTACCCGTATCGGTAACAAGTTCTGCGAGTTTCGTCATAGCGGGGCTAGACGTATTCAAAGCTTCTACAGTTTCAACACTAATAAAGTTATTAAGTGCCTGTAGATTTTCAATAGAAATATTTTGAGTAGTCATGACTGATTTATTTCCTTTTATTATAATTTATTTTACTGTATATACATGCTTGAAAAAGCATAGAATTCTAAAATAAAATCACTATATTTTGTAATTACAATTTTAGACGTCTAATTAATTTCATAGGAGATAACTAATGTCTTTCAAACCATCAATGGGATTTGGTGAAAATCTTCAACAATCTAAAGCACCTGAATTCCGCATCTGCTGTAATGTTGGCAGCATGTTCGATTTACCTAACGCGACTTTGCTTAAAGGTAAATGGGGTAATACCTTTTTAAATGGTGGGTTATGGAACAGTACCGGTATCGTCGGTCCTAATAACTCTTTTAAATCAACCATTAGTAAACACTTCATGTTATCATTAATGGCTAACTATGGTTATAGTACAGCTATTACGATGGATACTGAAATCTCTGGTACTGGCCCTGGTCGTTATCAAGAACTAGCACAAGCTTTTGAAGCATTAGAAAACTATGATTTTACGAGCGGTGAAAGATGGATGTACACCACCAATGCGGAACGTTATGGTGATGAATTCTGGAGTGATGTAAAAGAATATTTAAATGGTAAAGTTTCTAAAGAAAATAAAAAAGCAAATACGTTTACTACACCGTTTATGTGTAGTGACGGTGAATACTTTAAAGCGGTTATTCCGACTGCGGTTGAAATTGACTCTTTATCTCAGTTAACCAGTAAAGCAGTAGAAGAGAAGATGGCAGGATTTGATGCTTCAGATAGTAAGCGTAATATGGAAGATATGGCAAATGCTAAAGCTAAATCTAAAATCGTACGTGATATTCCGGTAGTGACTGCTTTATCGAACAGCTTCATTATTACAACTGCGCACGTTGGTGAAAAGAAAGACTTAGATCCTTATTCGCCATCTATGAACAAGTTCCAATTACAAAAAGGAAATAGAACCGTTAAGTATATTCCTGAATCGTTCTTGTTCAACATGAATAACGTGTATGAAATCAACGTGGCTAAACCTTTAATCAATCCAACCACTAAAGCACCAGAGTTTCCTAAAACACCTGGTGATGAATTTAGAGGTGATACAGATTTAATGGAATTAACTATTACTATCTTACGTGGTAAAGGTGGTAGTACTGGTTTAGTGTTCCCATTACTTTGTTCTCAAACAGAAGGTCTATTACCTAGTTTAAGTGATTTCTATTTCGTTAAAACGAATAAATACGGTATTGGCGGTAACGATAGAAGTTATTTTATCGATCTTTATCCTGATTGTAGTTTATCGAGAACTACAGTAAGAAGTAAAATTGATAGTGATCCTAAACTTCGTCGTGCGTTACGTTTACAAGCGGATTTATTATTAATGAATCTTGTTCACAAAACGAATAGTGATTTCCCTACTGAACGTATCTGTACTCCTGATGTACTTTATAAAGATATTAAAGAAATGGGATATGACTGGGATGAGCTTTTAGATACAGTCAATGAATGGCATTTCCGTGAGGAAGCTCAAACAAAACCAACCCTCACTATTTATGATTTATTAAATATGAGAGCCGGCGTTTATAAACCATATTGGCAAACTGAGGAATGGAAGAAAACCAAACCTGTTGCCATGGAACCGTAATAAGTTAAACATAGACAGCATCTTTAAAGATGCTGTCTATATGTCAGTCTATTATGTATTTATTACATTTTTTTACAAACTTAATTTAACTTATAAAAGAGGAATGCAACTATGCCTACGATCAAAGATGTAGTCTATAAAATTATAAAGAAGAAAGATAAGGCTTTGGCTGCTTACTATTACGAATTTAAACCTAAGGAAGACCCTACTATCAAAGGGTATCGTGTTCACGAAATTTTCGATCGTGAAGTAGATTTTTGGATAAATGAATTAACAATTTTACCAATAGACGGTAAAACATTAGAAAACGCTGTTTACGATTTACACGTAAAAACCGGGTTAGGTTTATTTTTCGATGTGTTCGAGAATACTGTATTACCTCTTTTATTGAAACATTGGAAATTTGAAGAAGGATAATAACATGTATTTACTCATCGCGGGCGATGAAAAGTATAAACTCTATACTGAAGTGGTACGCCGCGTAAAAAAGATTTTAGAAGACGTCGATCTTAAAACCGTAACTATTTTGGAATGTGGGGATGAAAAGTTTGATAAACTTGTTAGACAATTAGCTGTAGAACTTGGTGTAAAAACGATTCAATACAAGATTGACTGGGATAAATATGGAAAGCAAGCAGCCTATAAGCGAAATCAGTCAGTAACATTAAAAGCAACGAATGCCATCTTTTTCTGGAAAGGTGATAAAACTGATAATATAAAAACACTTATAAATGCTTGTGAAGAAAATAATGTAAAAACAAGAGTAATCAAGGTGGTTATAGATGAGTGTGAAGGAAAAGATAATAAAGCACATAAGCAGCAGGCTAAATGATTTATTACCTGGCACCAAAACTGTAGACGCTTATGCTAACGCAATTAATAAAATGTCAGATAAAGAATTAGAAGCATTTATTTTAGCGTTAGAAAATGGTGTTTCCGATAATCCCGATCCACGTAAACCTATGGCGTTGATTTCATTGATCGCGCCTAACTTAGTTAAAGGTCCTCAGTTAGATGTAGACCGTAATTTAAAACTCGCTGAAAAGATGGGTTATAACTTTTTTGAACAATTATGGTTAACTGATCCAACTACAGGATTAACGACTTTAACGAATAAAAAATATCTCTGCATGCACCTACCCGTAAGACGTCAAGCACAAACGTTAGACCACAAAATCTCAGTAGCGGCTGATGATACTAAAGTCGATGATTTAACTGGTCAAGTAACAGGTGAATCTAAAGGTAGTGGTATTTCTTATCCAGAGATTCAGATGTTAGAAGCACAAGGTTTACCTAATACAATCAATGAATTAATCAGAGCACGTGGGGGTGACGAAGAAGCTTGGCGTATCATGAAACGTCAAATCATCGAATCTGGTGAATTCAATAACGAAGTATTGGATAACGTCGATACGAGAGCAAAAGTCAATCAAACATTGCACCATATCCTTTCGGGTATGCATATTCGTAATAACGTATAACTATTAAATGGAGATTTAAAAAAGTGCGTAATACCGATTCCCCGTATATTACCTATACCACAATGAATGGTGTAGTAAGAAATGAACAAAATGCTAATCGTGAGCCAGTGCAGATTCCATATATGGCTCGTTCTTTATTTGCTGAGCAACTCGATATCATTATCAAACGTCATTTAGCTGAACTGAGTATTGCTCGAGATAATATTGATATTGAAAGCAGTCAACGTAGTGTACTTGATAGCTATATCAGAAATGCTAAAGACTTTGTGAACACATGGTCTAATAGTTTTCTGGTTACCGCTATGTTAAACGCAGAACAGTTAAAAGATTTATGGGCTGAAATCAGAGAAAAGAATAATCACACAATTTCGTTTATCTTTAAAGTATTAAACGAATTAAAAATGTTATATCCACCTAAAGAATTTCAAGAATTAGTGACACTTATCTCGAGTTCTTTTACTGTTTTTTATAAAGCACCGGATGTAACCGATCTCGTTATGGATAAAGAAGCGGCATCTAAGTTTATTACTCAAGATCAGTTATTTAATATCTTAATGGAAGATCAATGGCTTATTGTTTTCTTAGGGATCACTTTATTGGATTTTATTCATGATTAATGCAACGGAAATAAAACGTATTTTAATCAGTCTAGATGATATCATGGATATGCGTTTAGGGTTGATTAAAACGTTGAATGAGGAAGTATTTGAAAAGATACTCAGTAAAGATGTGATGCAATATATCACTCGTGTTAATGATGATTATTGTGCTGAAGCTTTAGGTTGGCCTAAAGAAATGTGGTATGAGGCATATAGGAATAGAAACATTGATGTAATGAAGAACAGTGTTGTTAACCATGTTCCTAACATTGTAACAAATATTATTCTAGAATACCTTGGTTCTAATGAAGAAGCAATAGGAAGTATTGTTTTTGAATTAGAAGTCAATACCTTTCCGTATCAACTTAATAATGATGAGAAAGAAGCGTTACGTGATGTACTTACAGAGATGTTTCCTATCATCGAACAGATATCCCTAGTAGAGGTAGATCTAAACAATCTAGCCCCTACTATGATAAAAGGTAAGTATTTTATTGTTGGTATTTATGATTTTTACAACTGGACAACCACACACGCAGAAGAACTAAAGAAAATCATCATGCCTTTAGTTACGATTATTGCACCACGGTTTGTAAAAGATGAGTTTGGTTATTTGAATAAGAAATTAAATGATCTAGATAGTAATGAGAAAACCATACTACAAATGGACCCATTTAAACTTATTGAAACAACACTGGCTCATAAGTTCAGACTTATGTTTGCACCGGCATGTGATTATGCTCCAGTGTTTATCCCACCAATAAAGAATCCTAATAAAGACGCTACTGATCTTGATGATCAATCTGGCCCGTCCTTATTTGGTACTCACGAAAGTTCTCTGTCCGATCTCCTATCTCAGTTTCTCCAGCAATCAGCTGCTTCACCGGGAGAACAGACGGGTCAGGAATGATAGGGGTATTTTCTCTATCAATCTCTTTACCACGATCTTTCGCAGATTTAAGAATAAGAGCAGCGATAGCCGCATTCTGTGCGTCGTTGCTTTGTTCTTCTTGTTTAAGTTTCTTAAGCGTTAAAGATTGTTTCTCTATCGCATCAATTGTTCTCAAATAGTTAGCTTGTCTATCAGGGTCAAGCGTAGCTAACCCTTCCGGACTTCCAACCGCATCTTCCATTGCTTTCATAAAGCTGAGTCGTTTAGACTGAGCAAACCTTAAATAATCTTCTTGTGAATATTCAGGCACTCCTTCATTAAACTCATATTTAGCTAAGTTTTGTTCATGTTCCGACATTGGTAAAATTCTCTTTAAGTTAAAAATTACATTTAAGTTATACACTTATATTATCTATTTGAATATTATTATAATTTATTATAGTAATATATGCATTAACTATTAATAGGAGTTTTTAATGTTTAATGTATTAAAGTCTATGTTTAATGGGCTATTTTGGAATATTCATTATAATCGTTTCTTAGACGACTATGATGAAGATAATTTTCAACAGCATTACAAAGAACTCAATTTCTTTAAAAGTATAGAATGGTTAGTCAAACATATACCTGAAAAGAAATACAGTTCCTATTATAATGCAAATATCCACATACCAACCTATTACGAAAACTTTATAGCGTGGTTTAACTCAGCTAAACAGTTAAGGGAGAGTATGGAACTTCAGGATTTAAGGATCAATCAAGCGTTACCTGATAAGGTGATAGCATTGAGTGCTTTCTTAGAAACTGATGATGGTAAGTCAATCGAGTATGGTTCTGCTATTGCTGTAGCAATGAATGAACTGACTTTGATTTACAATTGTCTTAATAAACTTGAGAAGACAGCTCGAGATTTTTATTTAAGACAATATAGAGAAGTATATATAACAGGGTTATTCTTTTTATATACTTTAATCTTAGAACGCGGTAATTATTAATTAGGAGTTAAAATGATTGAACCGACTTCTGGAACAAATATTAAATACGTTCTCACTGATAGTGAACGTAAAGTAGGAGAGTCCCGTAATCTATTAACCAGATTATGGCGTACAACTTTATACGATTTAAATATCGGCCCTAAAGTATTCGATGGTTATGTCAAACGTTATCTCAATGACCCTAACAGCGGTATCGGTGATAGTGTTAAAGACAAAAATAATCACCGTGGTAACTTGATGAAAGAATTAGGTAGTAATGAGATTTCATGGCGTGTCTTTGATAGAGCGTTACGTGTAATCGAAGCTGAAGAATTCGAACTAGTGTTACGATTAAAACGTAAAGACCGTATTACAGGTGAATATGTTTACACTGAACATACAGTCCTTAACCGTAACAGCATTCAGAGACAAGAACCGGTTGAAGATTTAGCTAATGCTAAAATTGTAAAAGGTTTTAGTAGCTCAGTAATGGACGCATTACCGAAAGCTGAAATCGAGTAATATCCTTTAGGATAATTTGATCAAATCATCTTAATAATATTGATGTAGAGTATAGGAGCATATGCTCCTATACTCTACATCTTCTATGATTGTTTTTTTTTCAGGATTAATAGAAATGGCTAAGAACAAACAGAGTATAGCAAATAAAAAGAAATCGGGAGCGGGTGTAAAAACAAATAAAGCGCTTACGATTGTAGAACAAGGTCCTAATGACGGACAGGCTCGAAAGGATGGGTATGGTGCTGAGATATACGCCGATCCTACAAAATACAGTAACGTTATAGGTAAATACGCTGATGACTTATTCGCAAGTTATAGCGGGATGAATATTTCATTAGGTAAAGATATTGCTAATTTAGCTAATTTACCAGTATTAAATAAAATAGCACAAATTGTTAAAGATTACAATCCTGTTAGTCTATTAGGTCGTATCGAAGAAAATGTTTTAGGTGGTGTAAGTTTACGTTCTGTTTACGATAAAGGCATGAACATGTATAAAAATGGTAAACAGATTTATGAAGACTTTAAGAAAGATACGGTAGGTGCTTTAGAAAAATACGGTAAACATTTAAATCTTGCTGGTCTTAACGTAGGTGAAATGGTTCGTACTGGTAGAGCAACTTATCAAGATGTGCGTAAAATCCAAAACATCGTTAAGAATAATGATTGGGGTAGTTTAGCCGGCATCATGAAAGGTCTTAACAGTATCGGTAATACCGCATTAAGTAATCACCTTAAAGGTATCGTTGATATTCAGGCTCATACCGCTTTCTTAGGCAAAGCCATGCGTGATGCACATGAGTTAGGGTTATTCTCTAATAAAGAATTTACACAAAACTTTAAACAAGCATTTAATGAATTAAATACTCGTAATGCGGGTAATCAAATCGTATCTACACTTTATTATAATTCAGCTCAAAATTCTGATATTGGTAGTATGGAAAATATCGTGAGTTGGTTAGGTGGGAAACAAGTTTTATCTAATAATCCTTTAGCGGTAGAAACCACACTAGATAACTTTAGTTTACTAAAAGGTTATACTGAGAAAGATGCTTATGAAATGAGAAAGCGTTTATTAGCATTACTTGAATCTGTTAACCCTAACTGGTATAAAGATTATCTTGGTTCTGAAGAAGTAACTCATTTAGGTGCATTCCAAAAAATGAGTGATGATTCTAAAATGTTATTATCTTTAGAAGTACCTGGTGAAATCAATTTTAAAACTGAAGTCATGTTGTCAGGATGGTATAATCCTAGAAATATTAAATCTATCGTATTACGTGATTTTAAAGATTTTAGTTTTGAAGAACAATAATGAGCATATATCCCACACCGATTAAGGTGTGGGATATATGTTTTATTTAGTACGAACTAAGTAAGTCTATTCGATCTTATTTAGTTTTGTCGTCTGGAGTAGATAATACCCAAGATGGGTTATTAACTATACCTGCGCCAGCACTAAAGTCACGTAATTCAGACGTGTTATAGTTGATATCTTTACGTGTTACGCCGTTACCATCTACACTATCGTTTTGAGTAGTAGCGATATCGTTCACTTGATCTAAGTAACCGATGTTACCACTGTAGAACGCGTCTGTAGTACCGCCGTTAACTGTACCAGATGCAGATTCTTCATGACGTGCACCAGTAATGTTAGCAGAGATCGTTTCGATCGCACTACGACGAGTGTGTGGGTTTAAACCAACGTAGTTTAATTGGTTCAATAACCATTGACCGAATTGGTTTACACCTAAAGACATCATGGTCATCGCTGTGAAGTCGATAGTTACTTTACGGTCTGACATCGCAGAAGCTAAGTCACGTTTACCGTTTAAGTCACCAGAAGTTTTAGGCATCATGTTTACACATAACCAAGCTTCGATAACGCGTCTTTGGAATGGATCTGGCTCCACGAATAATACTGACATACTGTTGAAGTCTGGTAAGAAGTCAAAGTATTTATCAGCGTTTTGTGGTAACGCATTGATCATCGGAGTTTGTGTATCCGGGTGACCAATTAGATAGAAGATCCAACCATTGAAGAACAAGTGTACTGGACGACCTTGACGTTCAACCCAAGTGAATGATGGAGTAGAACGTTCACGTGTAACTTGTGTAAAGTCTTCTTGCATTTCGCCAGAAGAACCGATAGCATTTTCGGTATAACTTACGTTAACTTTACCGTTCAAACCTTCAATAGTAAGCGCTTGGGTTTCTACTAAAGATTTTAAAGTACCGATCCAGATTTCTGGATTAGGTAAATGGTTGAAACCACGTGGGTATTCAATCAAGAACGGAATTACGTTACGTTGTACGTATGCTGAGTTTGATAAATAAGTACGGTAATCTGGAATAAAACCATTTTGACCACCAAGACGTAAGTCTACGGTAGGTGCAAAGCTCATGTTAGAATAAGCATTACCATTGGCAATCAGTGTGCCTTTTAAACGAGCCATCTATTAACCCTCCAATTCTTCTTGACGATGTGTAACAACAGTGAACACACCGACAGTTTTCATGTTATTCATATACGCATGGATCTTACAATGCCAGCTGTAACCACGAAGTTTATCAGCAGCAGTATAGTAAGTTTCAGGGGTAATAGTAACACGACCATCATAACGGCTATCAGTAGATTGCGCGATGATACGGTTAGACTCTTCGATAAATTGAGCGTTAGTCAATTTAGCATTACCTACAAGATGACGCCATGCACGGAAACAAACTTTCTCTAAGTCTGTTGCGATAAGCATGTTGATATCTGAAATTAATACAGAAGTTTCATCTTTATAAACTGTACGTACAGCAGGGAAGAACATGGTTCTACGGTCAAAGAATTGTGCCCAAGTCGCACCATGAGTCCAGTTACGTTCACGTTGAACGTAAGGGATAAAGGTGTTGTTAAGCTCTTTAACGTATTGGAGTTTCTTCATTTCTGGTTGGTCGTAACCGTAACCAGCACGGTATGCACCATTAGTGTCACCCATGTACTTAGCACGTTTCAATGCAATTTCATAGGTCATCGGAACTTTACCTTTGTAAGGTGAGTTCAAGATAGTACCACATTGCATGATGATGTTAGCACGGCATGATTTAGTACCGAATACTTCAGACTCTAAATAACGAGTAGCGATTGCGTATAACGCACGCACCATACCGACTTCTTGTTCACGTGATAATGGGGTTACACCATCACGGATAGTTGCAGTACGGTTACCTAAGAAGTTGGTTACACCATCTTCGTAGTCTTCTAAAGAGTGAGTTGCTAAACAGATAGAAACGTCTTTACGAGTACGGATTAACTCAGGCATTTTATCTTTTACGTACATTGGGAAGCCAGTATCGTAGAACACAGACCATGGGAAACGAGCTAAGTCATTCCAGTGGCTATATTCATTGGTCATCTCAATGATTTTGTTTGCGACTAAACGGTTATATTCATGGTTACCCATTTCACCGTCGTTACCACCTTTAGCGTAGTGCTCGGTGTTAGCCGTCATTTGTTGTACTGGAGTTTGAGTAGTTTCATCATACATGTCTAACACTTTGAATGTACGGTAGTTGTAACCGTTAAATGTTAAACCTGTGAAAATATCAATCTGCCATTTTTTGTTTTCTTGTAGAGAATCATCATCGTCTACACCTGGTTCGTATAAGTAAGAAGCACTTTCAGAACTGTCTACTAATACATCACCACGGATTTTACCTTTCTCAACTGGAGCTAAGGTACCATCAGGATTATAAGTAGAAGCTACTTTATTCGCTTGTTCATAATCACGTTCTGTTTTATAAAGGGTTTCAACAACATGTCTGATGTTTTCTTCATAAGCGTGAATGTGATTGAAAGGACCGTAAGTAGGAATACGACCATTTGAAACATCTAAGTTACGATAAGTTTCAAGTAAACGATCTACCATGTACATGTCATCGCCACCTAATAACTCATTTGGAGTTTCAGGTTTTAATACGAAGTTAGTAATGTCTTCACCTAAGATGTTAGGTAAAATGGTAGAAGTAGAGCGTTTGTTTCCACGTTTAACGAATGCAGCACGATATTCACGTACTAACGTTTTACCGTAGAAAGTAGTATCTGGTTTAGATGTATTTAAAGTGTTAGGACACCATAAACGTACACCAAGGTTATTACCGTAAGCACCGAAGTCAGTTACTTGTAAGTCGAACATTGGATAAATGCGCTCTTGAACTAACTCACCACCTTCTGTTACAGTACGTGGGTTAAAGCCTACAGAAATACCAGTTGATAATTGAGATTGAGCTTCACCTAAACCACCTAATTGACCTACTGAAAGACCAGAACCAAAACGGCTTGAGTTTTCAATAAGAGCACGAGTACGCTCATCGAAAGAGGTTAAATCGTAATCAGCAACATCAGGAGTAGAAGTAATCCAACGTAATGTCCAACCAGTGTAACCGCGAGGTTCATGGATACGACCATTTACGATACGAGGATCGTTAGCTTTCTTCTCAGCAGCAGTAGCAATACGGCTATCTACTAATTCTTGTTTTAATAGACCTAGTGAGAAACGAATCCACGCAGTAGAAGCACCACGAGGTTTTAAACGTTGTACCATGACTAGGTTACCCTCAGATGTAATACCATCTAAGAATGGTGAAGAGTGGGTAGCGTATTTAGAGTTATAATCAATAAAACCGTTACCGTAGGTGGCAATGAAAGCAGTTTTGCTTACCACATGTACATCGTCCGGATTACCTTTTTCAGAGAACACGAAAAACAACGGCAAGTGTTGCGGATATTTTTCAGGCTCAGGGATAATCGTACGTGTAGATAAATCCTGAATACCAGTATACAGGATATTGGGTGTGCTATTGTAAATTTCAACACTAGACATAATTTTATTTTACTCCACGTAGAGGTTTTTGTCTTGAGATTTACTCGTTAATTAATAAATATAATAAATCATCTAACGTTAGACTATTTTTAATAAAAAATAAAGTATTTTTTAACATCTAATATAACGAGCATACATTAGAAATACAGGGCTTAATCCTATGCTTAGATAAGCATCAAGCATATTATAACTAGTTATTAATTACATTTGCAAAGGTAAAAAATTATGATTTTAACTCCTCAGGAATCCAAGGTAATGGATGGACGTCCATTCGATGCCATTATCACTGGATTACAAAGAGCGTTAGCGACTAACATGTTGGTTCGTTTAGATAATTCGGATCACATTTATGCCGTTACACTTGTCGATGAAAGTATACCTGCATTTACGTTACCGATTATGGTAGTAGATGTGATGGGTAGAAAACGTGTATGTATTGACTTAAGAAAAAATACAAGAGAATACAAGATTGATGAAGTGAAAGGAACGTTTATACCAGTTCTATTGACTGAAACAAACTTCTTAGTTAATTTAGCGATTGCGCAAAGCGTATGGCGTGAAGGCCCAGCTGAATTTAACAATATTTATTTCGATGCATGTCGTATTTATGCGATGTGGTTAGCGATGAAAACAAGTAAGCGCTTAGTCTTATCACCTCAACAACAAAATGACTTGGTGATTAGCTTTTCGTATTACTGGTTAACAAGATATAATTCTGAAGAATATCTGAATGACATCTACTATAACTTTATTGTTAATAAAATTAGTACGCTTTATGGTTTTAACCAAAATGAAGTTTTAGCGGTTTTAGATAAATTTAATAAAGTTGTATTCACTGATATTGAAGTATTTTGTAAAGCGATTTCTCATAATGCAGAAAACCCTAAAATGAAATCTTTCAATAGAATACTTTTACAGACTATGGTTTTAGGGAGTTGGTTAGGTGGATCTAACTCGAGAGAATTAACTTCTGTAGCCGTTGAGTATCCTCCAGTATTCTTAACAATCCTATATCGTGCTTTAAATGAAAGATCATTTAGAAATAGCGATATCACGCAGTTAGCCATGAAACTTTTAAATAAAGCTAAACAAGATAGTTACAGTTTAGTATTTGCGGATATTTTAAGAAGAAACATGTAAATAAAATATCACGATTAAATTAACAGGAGAGAAACCATGAGCGTGGAAGAGAAAATTGTGCAGTTTGGTAAAGACCATATCTGGCAAAATCCTAGACGTGATAGAAATATTATTTTACAGTTATCTAAAATAAGCCCTAAAAATGGTTACATCAATTGGGGTAAAGTGCATCATGATAAGATCGTTTGCCCAACTAAAACAAACTACTATCATTTTTATCAAATAGGTGGGAATAGTCCAAACGTATTTGGATTATTTAGCATGAAAGAAAAATGGTTTAAGTTAAGTGATTGGTGTAAAGAATATAAACTCATTATTCATTTCTATAATAAGATCGGTAAGTGTATCCCTACAAGTGAAGTATACATGTACCGTATGCAAAACGATAATATCATTTTTGCTGTTTTAGCAAACGGTAATCGAATTATCGATCTAAATGAAGAAAAACTCTTTGTTCATTTTTATAGAAATTATTATTACAGTACCGCACTAGAAGATGATAGTGCAGACCACATCATTTACAGTGGTTCAGTACATGGTGGTAAAAAGAACAACCGCGATTTATTAAACCTCTTTCAGTTTAATAAACTTAAAAAGAAAGGTGGCCAATATTTAATCCATAATGGTTACATGGTAGATAGTTTTGATCCTTCTAAATTAGAAGAAGGCGATATGACGGAAGTACTATTTGATTATAGTATCCGTAAAGTATGGGATTTAAAGGTAAGTGAATTACGTACTTATAAATCAACACTTGATGCAAAAACAAAATATCTCATCCATCCACCTAAACAAAGCGATGATAATATCATTAATTATCGTGATGATATCGATATTTTTGTTTATAAGAAAGATCCTAAAACTAAACAAGTAAAAGGATTATATTATCATCGTAATATGGAAGACAGTGTGCGTATGGTAACTCACCGTGATTACGGTTTACCGGTACCTTACGTCATGGATTATATCCAAGCACTTGATCCTCACTACGATTTAAACGATTTTTATATCCGTGTCTTTGTAAGACAGAATGGTCCTATAAAACCATTAGTAACAGATATCAATAAATTAAAATCGTTATACGTCTTACCGGATGATAAAATTATTAACGCGATGGTTCAAGTGAATAGTACACTTAAAGAGTGGACAGCAGATTATCTTGAACGTAGTGCTTATACAGCAGTGATGAGAAGCTATCGTGAAGAGTTAACTCCAGCACTTATCTTAGATGCAACGGGATATACTGAGGCAGCTAAACTATTAGCGAATCCAAATATCTTAATTACGAAAGATGCTAACGGTAATTATTTTAAATTACCGGATGGGTTACACAAAGAAGTAACGGTATTCGAATATAACCGAAATGGCATGCTTCTAGGATGGTACAATCAAGACCAATATCGTAAATATTATCCTTACAATAAAGACTGCGTGTTTATCGAAGCAATAGCAGGTAAAGGTGGAGATGATATTACTATCAATCTGACTAACAAACCGTTTAAGTTAAAAGAAAATACGGCTTATCGTTTTTATTTAGCTGAAGTAGCCAATAACGAAATAAGTAGTGAATGGAAAGATAATACCGCAGATCCTAGAATCCTAGTTGATCTTCCTAATATGGAATGCACTTATGGATTTAAAAACTCAGGTGAAGCTGGGGTAGCGATTGGTGATGATAAGTTCCTGTGTTATAATCAAGAACTTGATATCCGAGATGGTATTTTAGATTTCCAATTAACTTACGAAAAAGAACATTCTAAAGCACTCATTATTCCACCGGGTAAAATAGATATTTGGTTGAATGGTCATGCATTAGTAGAAGACATTGACTACTTTGTCGATTTCCCTAGTGTCATGATTGTTTCTAAAGCTTACATCATTGATGATAAATCAAAACAATCTGTTACAGTAAGATGTACTGGATTCCCGTTCTCTGTTGGTAATACACTTAAACGTGTTAAACCGAGAGAAGTAGGATTTATTCAATATGGTAAAGTGTCTGTAGACCAACATCATGATTTACATGATGATAGATTGATTCGTTGTGTAGTAGATGGTGGGGTATTTGATCCTTCAGTTATCACGTTCGATGAAGAAGGGGATGCAGAAGTAAGTCGTTTTGCTTTAGATGGAAAACCTTATAGTATCGAAACACCATATGTTTCTTTAGGTGGTGCATTAGGGGTTAACTTATATCAAGCACAGATCAAAGATTATGAATTGAGTTTACGTATAGGTGACTACTTAACTGAACACTTACCTAAAGATAAATACAGATTGCCTCCGGTAATACACCAACTCTATAGAGTATACAGTCCATTCTTATCTGCTATCTCTACTGATTTGAAATACGGTAGATTAATGTCTCCTCCTTTAAAAACGGATGTGTTAGACATTGATAAAATAGTGACAAGATATAAAAAGTATTTAACGATGGACCCAGCTTTACGTGGATTTGATGAACACTTCGTAAACATCCATGCTCATTGTCAAAATACTTATATGGAACTTACTGCGAGAGATATAGCTTTCTTAAATAAATTAAATGATTTATATCTCAAAGGTAAAGTGGATATTTCTAAATTCTATCGAGTTAAGAAAGGATAATAAATGGCTGAAATAATTACAAAAGTAAAAGGGTTACATGGGTTAACCCTTATTCGAAATCCTGATAGTAAAGGGGATTTCCACTTCATTGAAGATATTTATCAAGGTGAAGCAAGTATCAATAATCCTAGAGCCGTTAACGTTCCTAACGTAGGGGATATGGTTCTAGATAGATCTGCAGGTTACATGCGTTGGTTAGAAGTGATTTACGTTGATGAGATTACTTTAATCGCGACGATGACTGAAGCTGATAGTAAAATCAGTAATAATACAATCGACCGTAACCAAGCATTGCAAACGACTGGTATTAGTCATATTCAAGAAACGTTTAGATTATACTTGGATACTTCTGTTGTACCTCACGTTTACGCAATTGATAGTCGTCTTTATATTTACGATAACGAAACGACTAAATATAAAATCTTTTTAGGTCGTGATACCAGTAAAGCAACGGGTAAAGTGATTTCAATGGATTTCAACGCTAATGGTGAATTAGTAAGTGAAGATATTCCTTTAGAAAAAGTCGCATTTGCTGCTACTGATAAAGTAGATACAAATCTTGCCGTAAAAGCGCCTAGACGCGGTTATACAAGTACCGCTATGGATAATGGCACCTTAGTCACTTTAGTGGCTTACAGCGATTCTGGAGTGGCTACAAGCTATAATAACTTATTAGTACACAACACGGCTTTAGATAGAACGATCGAAGCAAGTCAAAAATATGTGACGACGATTAGTATTGAAAGTCCATTCTTAGATAAGACTGAAAATAACACATTGGTGTTCCCAATGAATACCCCAAGAGATGCGTTAGCGATCATGGGTGTAGTACATTATAGCGATGGTACGTCAAAACGTTTACCAATCGATGGTACTCGCATGCGTTTAGAAGGTCTTTACGATTATGTACCTTTCAAGAAAGATCAGAATATCAATCTTGTACTTATTTACAATTTACCAGATGGTGAAATGAGCTTAAATAGTAGTACAGGTTCTAATCGTTTTATTGCAGTGAAATACTTCGGAAGAACGTTACAGGTTGACGGTAGTTATAGTGTAAATATCTTCCCTATTCCAAGTTACGTATCTGACTCTTATGGTTGGAAAATGCGTTACATGTTGTATACTCTTGATCGTGATATCGCTTATGATGTAACGAACTTAGTGACGACTTCTGCTAACAGTAAAACTTTTGAACCACTCAATTATACTGATGATCAAAGTATCACTGTTTCATTAGATTTATCTAAAGTAAGTCCTACACTTAAGAAATTCATTCATTTACAGACGTACAGTATCAATCTTATTGCAAGTCCTGGTGCTAACCAAAAAACAGTATGGCGTATCACTTACGAACAAGGGCAAAAACCAACGTATGGTGATAATGTATTGTGTAAAGGTACGCAAGATAAAGCGAAAGGTACTTGGAGATTAGATATTTCTTGTGGATGTGAATCTGAAAAAGAATGGTTAGAGAAAGTTTATTATCCAATCAAACCTCTTATCAATGCTTATACAGAAACACGTGCACCTAAACCTACTCACTTTACATTAGATATCAATGGTACTACGGTAACGTATCCATTGCAATCATGGAACAAAGTGTTGCATTCTCGTGTAGGTGCAACTGATGGTTTCGGTGTGATGTTGATGTGGACTCGTGTGGAAGGTAATAAACAGTATCAACTTGGTGCTTCTCCAATGAGTTTCGTTAACTTAAGTGAAGGTGGTGTAAGTAGTCATGCATCTACTACTGTAGTAGATACATCAGCTAACACAAGTACTGTTATTGATATCGAGGCTGAAGTGGCTCGTATCGTCGCTCGTGGTGCTTCACAAGCTGTTGTTGAGAAATATCGTGCTTTACTGAAAATCATTAAAGCTAACGGATTATTGAAATATAAAGATATCAATGATTTATATCAACGTATCCGTACGACAGATATTACTCCTGCACAGATTGCTAACGATGTTATCTTACTCGAAGAAGCAGTTAACTTAGTTTCTATCGAAGGATTCAATCGTCAAAATATTTCTGGTGTTGCTCCAGCAAGTATGGAAGAAAACACAACGAGAAATAATCCTGCTACAGGTACAAGTACACCTGCTAGTGGTACAAACACACCTGCTGAAGGTCGTAACTAAAAACATATACCACGTGGAATATCCACGTGGTATATATGTCCGTTTACTTGGTTATTGCATCAAAATTATAAACCTATATTATCTTTATGGAGCTTCTTATAGAAGCTTCTTTAAGCTTAAATTTAAACAAATTCTTATAGGAGTAAATTAAATGAAAAAATCTTTATTAGCAACAATTATCGTCGCTACTGTTTCTGCAGCTCACGCAGCACCTGCAACTCTACCTACAGAACCATATGTGGTAGATGGATATACTGCTGATGCACGTAGTGCAGTAGCTAAACAAACCTATGCTAACCGTGTAGTTAAGAGCGATGTAGCAGGTAACAACCACTCAGTGTTTGGTCAAGACAACACAGTTGATGCGTTACACGGTAGCTCAAGTGTATACGGTAACCAAAACATCGTAGGTGCTAACGCTAAAGATGGTAACATCTTTGGTGATGGAAGTAGTATCGATGGCTATCAGTCACAAGCTGGTGGCGATAATAACATTTTATCAGGGGAACAAAATAGTGCGTTCGGTATGAACAACAAAGTCACTGGTAACCACACACACGCTTACGGTGGTGGTAACAATGTTACTGGTGACCAATCAACTGCTACCGGTCATTATAACTTAATCACTGGTCATAACTCAAGTGCATTTGGTTACGATAACAAGGCATTAGCTAATGAAACAACAGTTGTAGGTCATCAATCTATTGCTAGTGGTTTAAACGCAGGTGCGTTTGGATCTAAAGCAACAGCATCTGGTGAAAGTGCATTAGCGTTAGGTACAGGTGCTAATGCAACTGCTGATTCTACTGTGGCGATTGGTAACGATTCAAATGCAACTGGTAAATCTTCTGTAGCAGTAGGTGAATCTACTAATGCGACTGGTGTATTCTCTACCGCATTAGGTGACAGTGCTACCGCTACTGGTAACCGTACTATCGCTATCTCCGTAGATTCAAAAGCTAAAGCTGATGAATCTGTCGCGATCGGTTCTGCTTCTACCACTGAAGGTATCCGTTCTATCGCTATCGGTGCTAACGCAACTGCAACTAATGAAAGCGCTACTGTAGTAGGTACTCATTCAACTGCTGAAATTCGTGGTACTGTAATTGGTGCTGAATCTCAAGCGCATAACCATGGCTTTGCTGGTGGTTACCAAGCTAAAGCAACAGGTGAATCTTCAACTGCTATCGGTGTTCGTGCTAACTCTACTGGTTTAAGTACAATTGCAATTGGTAGTGATTCAGTAGCAAATAACAAAGCTTCTACCGCTATCGGTCAAGGTGCACAAGCTGAAGCTAGTTATTCTGTAGCTTTAGGTAAAGGTTCTGTAGCTACTCACGGCTCATCAGTAGCTTTAGGTACTGCATCTACCACTAAACAAGCTGTATCCGTAACTACTGCTACTGTAGGCGAATTAACCTATGGCGGTTTTGCAGGTACTGACGCGACTGCAGTGGTTTCTGTAGGCCAAGAAGGTGATCACACACGTCAAATCGTGAATGTGGGTGCTGGTGAAATTTCTGCTACATCTAAAGATGCGATCAATGGTAGCCAGTTATACGCTACTAACGATGTGTTAAATAATGTCGCTACTTCTACAGTAACAGTATTAGGTGGTAACGCAGCTGTTGATAACAAAGGTAATATCACCATGACTGATATCGGTGGTACAGGTGAAAACACAGTACACGATGCGATTAAATTAGTTCATGATGGTGTAAAAGCTAATGCTGCTAACATTACTGTTAACGCAGGTAACATTGCTTTAAACAAAGTTGAAATCGCTAAGAATACAGCTAACATCCAAACCAATGCTGATGGCATTAAAACGAATGGTGATAAAATTGCAGCTAACACTGTAAACATCACTAAAAACACTAATGACATCGCTGACTTAACTGGACGTGTTACAACAAATGAAGGTAATATCGCTAGCAACACTAACCGTATCTCTACTCTAGAAAAACAACTTCCTGAAGTAGATGCAGGTGCGAACGTAGAAGTAACAACAACTACAGATGCTAACGGTAAGAAAACATTTACTGTTTCTACTAAGAAAGATGTTGCATTCGATAAAACAACTGTAGGTGATGTGGTAATCGATAAAGATACCGGTATCAATGCAGGTAATAAAGTAATCTCTAACGTAAGTGCAGGGGTTAAAGAAACCGATGCGGTAAACGTATCACAATTAAACGTAGTAGATGCTAAAGCAAATAAAAATGCTAACGATATTACTGCATTAGATGGTCGTGTGACTACTAACGAAGGTAACATCAATACCAACAAAGATAACATTGCTAAAAATGCAACTGCTATCGAAAACAATGGTAAAGCTATTGCTAAAAACACGACTCGTATCGATACCTTAGAAAAACAATTACCTGAAACAGCAGCGGGGGATAACATCACTGTTACAACCACTACTGATGCAAACGGTAAGAAAACTTACACTGTAGCGACAGCTAAAGATGTAAACTTTGATAAAGTAACAGTAGGCGATGTTGTTATTGGTAAAGATGGTGTTAACGCAGGTAACCAAACTATTGTTAACGTTAAAGATGGTGTAAACGGTACTGATGCAGTTAACGTAAACCAACTTAAAGTTGTCGACAACAAAGCTAACCAAAATGCCAAAGGTGTTGCGGATAACAAACAAGCGATTGCTGCAATCGATAAACGTCATTCTGTTGTTGAACAAGGCAAAAACACTAAAGTGACTTCACGTAAAGGTGACAACGGTGAAACTATCTATACTGTAAGCACTGCTGATGATTTAACCGTTAAGAGTGTAACATTCGTAGATGGCCCTGTTATCAATAAAGATGGTATCAATGCTAACAACACTAAAGTAACTAACGTGAAAGAAGGTGTGGCTGACACTGATGCGGTGAACGTTGCGCAATTAAATCGTGTTAAAGCTACCGTTAACGGTAATACAGCTAAGATCAATAAACTTAACACTCGTGTAGATGGTTTAGATCGTGATGTTCGTAAGAACCGTAAACGTGCAGATGCTGGTACTGCTGCAGTAGCAGCGATGGCTAACATTCCACAAGTTTACTTACCTGGTAAAGCTGGTGTGGGTGTAGGTGTAGGTTATAAACACGGTCAAAGTGCGTTAGCGGTTGGTTATGCACGTAGTAGTGATAACAGTAAACACATCATCAAATTATCTGCTGGTGTGGATACTCAAAAAGATGTTACTGTAGGTGCTGGTTATATGTACCAATGGTAATATTCTAACATATAGGGGGCATATGCCCCCTATATACTTTTATTTTTTTAGGAGTTTAAAATGTACAAATTAACAGCAAATCAAATCGAAGAACTTTATAAAGCTTACTCTCGTGGTGATAGAAAGATTGCCACTGTATTAATGACTGATTATGATGTTGGTCAAAAAATTATTGATGTTTGTGCACTAGAACAAGGTGAACACAATAGTTTATCTATTGTTCATCCTGATGGTGTTAAAAAAATAGCAACCTGCATTAATTTGGCAAAGATTTTAAGAGACATGTCTATTGCTAAATTGGAAGAATTTCTTGAACGTGCAGGCTTTAGTGGTAAAATTAAATTATTAAAACGTACAGAAACAGATGGCTTCGTTTCCATCTATTATTTTGATTACGTTAAACCACAATTTTGTGACACATTACTGTTTACACATGGTAACTGTGCGGATGGTTTTGTTTCAGGTCTTATTACTGCTAATAAATACAATATTCCGTTAGAAAATACTATCGAGTGTTTACACACTGAAAACTTCCAAGAAATTGCAAAACGGGTTTCTTTAGAAGAACGTTTAAAGAAAGGTGATATCACTAAAATCATTTTCACTGATTATTTTATCAAAGAAGAAGACTATGATTACTTCATGGAATTAATCAATGACTACGATTTCAATTTAACCGTTGTAGACCACCATGTTACAAACAAGGCACTATGTGAGCAATTAATCGAAGCAGTCGATTTAATGGATATAAAAAATTGTCGATTAGCTGACTCAACTGGATTGACGGATGGAAAAGCAGGTAGAATATTTGATATTTGTTTTAATAACAATTATTCTGGTGCCTTACTCTGTTACTTTAAATTCGTACTTGGATTAAGTAATTCAGAAATCAATGAAGAGACATTGATTAAACCTTTATTATCTGAAATCCCTGATTTTGTACGTTACGTACATGAAAACGATACTTGGACTTTCTCCGACGATGATTCTAAACCTTTTGGTGTTGGTTTTAATGCATTATTTAGATCTAAACATCCTATCGACTCTGCTACTTTAGATGATAACGGTAGAACATTGTTTAATGTTAGTAACTACGTTAAAGCTGCTACTTGTAGTTTACCTAAATCAGAAAAATGTTCAGAAACTGAATTCGGTAAACGATTGGTTAAAGAGATCATTAACTACGGTAAACGTGTTCTTGAAATTCGTGATAACTATATCGATAGTATTATGGATACCGCTCAAAAACATTTCGTTTATATCAACGATGGAATGTATAACGTAGCTATCGTAAATGCTAACGGTGTATTCACTTCTGATATTGCTAATAAACTGACTAGAGTATTAGGTGTGTTTGCCACTATTAGCTGGTGTATGGAAAAAGGTAAAGTGAAGGTAGGTGTTCGTGCTACTGATTTTGATACCACCATCATTACTAAACATTTTGGTGGCGGTGGCCATAGATTAGCTTCAGGTTGTAAATTTGATAGTTTACAAGAATTCTTGGACAAACTGTATAATCCTCTAATCAAAGGTGAACTAAAAATCACTTATGAAGAAGTGACAGAAAGTAGTACTAAAGACGAAGAAGATTAATTAATACGAACATATATCCCACACCCTTATAGGTGTGGGATATATGATTTATTCATCTTCTTTTTTTGGTAATCGGATATCAACTGTTTCTTCTTCAATACGTTGTACTGAGTTACCATTAGAATACTTGATTCTAGAAGCAACAGACTCCATTATTGTAGAAGAAGGTGCTTTACCTAACATCGCTTTAAGCATGTCTCTATTCTCTTTAAGAGTGATACCACGCTCATGCCATACTACAAGTAATGGACCAATGAAAGGTAGAATGATTTCATCCCATCCTAAAATGTGATTAGTCTTAAAAGCAATATAAACGTTCATACCCATAGCTGTTAAAGCCATAATCGCTAAACAGAAAGTCATGATCCAAGTTGTTGTTTTATAACCACTTCCTTTTTGTTGATTAGTATCTTTTAATATCTCTGATACTGTGAGTTCTAAAACTTCAGGTTCAATATCTCTGATTTTAGCTAACAAGTCTTTAGCTTTCTCATCACCATTGATTGGTGTAATCACTCCTGCTACTTTTAAAGCACGAATAATTACTGGTATAGTATCAACTGTATCTTCAGCTGTTCTATTTAAAATATCACCTATTGTTGGCGTTCCCATTTTAGTAGACCCTTTCCGTTTGAAACAATTCAGAAACATGAATAAGCCTCCCCAAATAAAAAACTAATGCAGTTTATCAATAATAACTGATAACACCTTTTTAAAGTTTTCTTCTAGATCACCATCTACTACGACCTGTTTATATTTACCAGGTCTATAATCAAAGATACGGCGATATCCTTCACGTACTTTACGTTGAAACTCATCCACTTCGTATAGATCTTTAGTATCTCTACTGTCCAATCTAGAATCAAGAATTTCATCAGGTGCATCAAGGATGATATTTAACGTAATAACAGGCAATCTTTCAATGAATTCCTTACCTTGATAAAAAGGTTGATTACCGTGATGACAGTATTCCTGATAAACACCGGTAGAAGTTAACCATCTGTCTAAGAAAATGATGTTACTGATTTCTTTAGTAGATGATTCTAGGATAACGTCGATATCATCTTTAAGATGATTAATCGTAGCGAGTTGTAATAATTTCTGAACTTCGTTATTAGGTTTAAATTGGTTTAATAACGCTTTAACCCCTTTACCGAATTCAGTATTTGAAGGTGTTAACGAAAAAGCCCTATAGGAAGTGCATTCGTTAAAATACTTAGTGAGCTTACTAATTAATGTAGTTTTACCTACACCATCTGGACCGTCGATTACAAAAATATAATTACTCATTTATTGTTCCTTTAAAACGAGAAAAATCGTGATTTAGATATTCCAACTAAATGAAGATAGTAATTGGTTGGCTACGGTATAGCCTATAGCAATGCTATCTACGGCGTGTTCATCTAACGTAGGTAATATCTGTTGTAAATTTATAAGGTCAGTAATATTAGTAACGGCATTAAGAACCTCGTCCTTTTTAACCCCACCAATATAATGTTTAACTTCCATAGGTGTAATACCTATAAAAGGCAAGAATGGGCTATAACGTTGTGTAGCCAGTTTAAGTGTTAATAAACACTCTACGAGTCCTTGGTAAGCTTTAGGGAATCTTCCCATAAAAGCGGACTCATGACAGACGAGATGAGGTCTATATTGTAATAATAAACCATATAGGTGTTCACCGTGTCGATGAAGTCGTAAATATTTCTCATCTTGGTAATTCCATTGATTGTTATCTAATAAAGTATCTATATATTTAGATGCTTGGAAAGTAAAGGCTGTTAATAAAGTTTTAGTACCATTTACTAAATCCACATCAAAAATGGACACCCCAAGGGTGTCCGTTCCTGGGTCGATAGCAAGTATACGGTACGGTTGATTAACAGTGCTACCGTACAACATTGTTTCACGTCCTCAAATAGTTATTGTATTAGCGTCTTGCAGCTGCAGCAGCAGCGATATCAGGTGTTGTTGCAGCAGGTTTATTTGTTGCATCATACACCGTACCTTCTAACGTTTTAGAGGTTACTGAAGGTAATGTATCAATACTATAACGGCTAGAGATAGATTCACCATTTGTTAATAATGGTTCACCTGAACCTAAATCACATTCGTGAATAATACCACCATTCATGCTCTTAGCTGAGATATAAGTAGAAATGTATGCCGCTACTTGAACACCAATCACTTCTTTAATTAGAACATTGGCACCAGCACCACTCGGTACATTAACTTCTTTATCTAAACCCGTGCAAAGCATGATTTCAGAAATGATCGCATATTTAGAACTACCGTAAAGTACTTCACAGACATTATAATATTCCTTAATATCACGTTCATCTAAGATGATAGAAATTCTAGAAGAAATACGAATAATATCTGCTGAGGATACCGTCACACCGGTAGCCGGTAATTCATGTGGTACAGGTCTTAAATCTTGATCTGAGTAATTAAACAATCTCGTTGTAGTCACACCATCTACGGTATTATCCCAAAGTACTTGAGGAGGTGTAGTAGGTAAATCTAAACGTTTTAGATAATAAGCCCAGTATTCAATACCGTTATGTTGTTCTTTACGACGTAATGCATAACGTTTTCTATCTTCTAAAGATAAATCATCGTTAAGTTGACGTAAGACAAACGGGACTGGTCGATATGGACCTGTGTTAGTGGTTTCATGTTCAACCACATCTGGTACCGCAACATCTTCCTTATCGAGGATCATACGGTGACCACCACGACCGATAGCAAAATATTTTAAAGAAGGTACCTTGGTTTCACTGAGGTGAGCTTCTGGTAAGATTTCAAAATATTCGTTAAGTGTGGTATATTTCAGATATTTATAGGAAATGTCTAATAGTTTAGCTGCTTGTACCGCCAAACCGATAGCCGTCCTACGTACATTCGTTTTTTCCATTATTTATTCCTGTCTTAGACTATAGTGATTAAGAATTATTATTTAATTATAAGATAATACAATGTGTTCTTTCGTTGAATCAATGTCGTTTACAATGATACAAACATTTGTTTTATTCTGACTTACTTCGTTGATTAAATCAGCCGGAATTGCTTCCACTTTACCGTTATATTTAACAGTCCAGCTAGCGTCTACTTTTAACGCAGTTGCACCTACTATCTTATTAATGATAGCCGCAGTTTCTTCTGTTACAGTACCTACAGGGATACCTGCAATAGCTTCTTTGTGTCTTTCATAATTAGAATAGTGGGTTAATGGGAAGGTAGTAGCTAAAGGCAGTTTAAAGATTAAATTACCTTTAATTTTTGCAGATTTAGTTTCATCTAATTTTAAAGTAATAACTTGATAAGTTTTACCTTCTTCTTCTACGTATTCTACTTTTTCCACTTTAATGTTATTTACATTATATTCAGCGACTGAATCTTTATTTACCCAATCATCGTTAGTATAATGTTTTAATACTCTAGCGAATAAATCTGTGGATAAATTAGAAGTAGCTTTGATACCTTTAATATACGGGCTGGTTACATTGTGGATGTTACCACTATAAACTGAAGCATCAACAACATAATTAGTTGAGGTATAACTGAAACCCTCAGGGTTGGCAGAGATAACTTTATCTAGCGTTTCTGCTAATAATACTTTAACAAAACCAATATATTTATAGTTGTTAACTTTAGCTGATACTGTTAAAGATCTTGCTTCTTTTAAGATTTCGACATCTTCATCCAAATCCAAACCAAATTTATCATTAATCGTTTTAACAATAACGTCTGTTTCAGAATCGGCATCTAAATCTAAAGCGGGAGAAACACCAGAGAATACTCTACCTAAATCTAAACGAGTATATAATACTGTTTTATTACCAATGTACCCACTGGCAGGTTTTGCTTTTAAAACCACCACAGTATTATCACCGTTTTGGTTTTCTTCTGTAACACGAGGTTCAGAAATTTCTACCTTAGTTTCATCAAAAACTGGATTGATTGTTTTAAGTAAATCAATGAACTTAGTTAATGAACTCATCTATATACACCCTTATTAAATAACTAATATAACAAATATGTCTTGAACAGACATAGAGGCTAGCCTAGTACTAGGCTAGCCACATAACAAGTTTATTAGATTAAATATTATTCAAATCGTCATTAGGCACTTCTTCAGTAGTTTCAGTTGTCTCTTCTTCAGTGACTGTTTCTTCAGCCGAGTCAAGATCTTCACTTAGACCATCATCGGTACTCATATCACCTAAATCATCAGAGCCAAAACCATCGTCAGATCCAAAACCGCTATCATCAGAAGAACTATCCGATGAATAATCATCGCTACCATAACTATCATTATCTTCAGCGATTGTTTTAAGAGCAGGATCACGCGTTAAACGTTTAACGTTATTTAACGCTAAAGCTGCTTCTACAGCAAATTTACTGAATGGTGTCATGTAAGCAGTGATTTCTGATTTCACCGCATCTTTAACATTATCTTGCTCGATAATATTATCAATATCAGACATGTAACCATTTTCAACAAGATACTTACGAATCACTGAGGATAAAAGAATCTTACGGAAACGAGCTGTTTCATCTTTAAGTTCTTCAGGAAGACCGTATTCACCAACCTCATCCGGATAAGCTGCTTCAATGGCTGCTTCCATAAAGTTCTTATACTTATCGAAATCGTTTTGTAACTCATCCATCTTTTGAAGACTTGGAGACGGTAAGTTGATTTCAAGATTATCTAAGAAATCTTCAATGATTGGTAACGTGTTTCCTTCCGCACGTTGTTTATCTGTTAATAAATCTTTGTTTTCTTTAATGACTTCAGATAAGCGTTTAATTAAATAACCGCTATTTAAAGTATACTTAGAAACATGATCCCACAATAAATCCGTAGCAATAATTTTCTGTTTTGCTGCTACACGTTTATTAAATAAAGCATGTGCTGTCATGGATTGCGTTGCAAACTGAGATTGTTGCGTTTCATCTACTAACGTTGCAGGTAATTCTAAAGATGATAAATGAAGATTCTTAATGTTGTTTTTAAGTTCTTCATTAGGTACGACACGATTAACGTTAACATCTTCTAATTCAATTTGTGTATTAGGGATATTAGGGTTATCACCTTGAACCACGGTATCGATATTCGCTTCACGTAAAATATTCACTGCATCGATAGGACCATCAGACATTAACGGCATGTTCCATGAGTTAATTCTCATGTATTCAGTACGTGCTGTTTCAATCGTCTTCATTGGTTCAGGATCAGCTTCATCTAACGTAATAATAAACTTACGTCTACCAATACTATTTTGAATATTAGAATAAATATCAGCATACTGCATCGTAGAACGTAATGTTGCTAATGTTTTACCGTCTTCTAACATCGATTTACCGATACCAAATTTATTATAGTCAAACGCGAAATAAGTTAATAGTTCAGCTGGACAATAATACACTTGGGTCTTCATTGCTTTCAATGCACGTTGTAACATGATACGGTAGATTTCTGGTGCATTAGCAATTTTAATGTTCTCACCGTAGATACCATTTGCTAAACGATTCAATAAATCTTCTTCTACTAAGGAAGCATAGACACTTGCAAGCTCGTTTAATGTTTCTCTATCGTTACCGGTAACATTACAACAACCTTCTTTAAAAACACTCATCTGTTTAATAATATTAACAGTTTGTGTTCTTCTCTCTTTAGCTGAAGCGGTAGAGTCAGAGAATAAATCTTGGCTATTAGAAGAATTAATTGGATTACCGTATTCATCTAAAATAATAAACGCACCAACAATATCTCTAGGGTTACCTGGTACATGTACCGGGATAATCGATTCAGAAGGTACTTTCATGACGAGAGGATTACTGATTGGTAATCTTGAAGCATCTGTCCCGTTTTTAACGACAACGATTTGGTTCCCATCGTAAGCTCTTTCCTGGTAAAGATTTTGAACGATACTCTCTTTAATTTTAGTATCGAAACGTTTTCTTTCTTCTTTATCGTTTTTAAGGATATCACCTTCACCAGGTTCTGAAGTATAACGAGCGTTAGGATCATTTGGTTTATCATCATTCCATTTCACTGATGCAACAGATTCTAGACCGTAATTATCACGTAAACGTTGTTTACTACGGTTCTTTTGCATTACAGTTAATAGACGTTGAACTTTTAACGCTGTTGGATTATCCGTTACTGTTAATCCTGGATGGATTAATTGTTCACCACTGTCTACTTTAAAACTAGGATTATCGAGAACAGATTCTAAGCCCACCTTTTTCGTTTCTTTATTGGTTGGACTTCCCAAATAACCGATACTTGGGATAACATAATCACCTGATACCTTTTTAAATGTTTTATCCACAATAGCTTCATTGGAAACGATGGTTTTACCATTGATGATATCATCAATAGAAGATTCAGGTAATATGACTAACGGATAACTACCCGTTTTAAATAACGCATCTTCGATAGCTGGTTTAAGAATATCAAAGAGTTCATAATCCGTTTCGAAGTAGTCTTTTAATTCTGTTAGCATTTCATTAAATAGTTCAGCGCTATATTCGCTGTTCTTATTATTAATACTCCATGCTAAGGATTCTGTTACCGAGTCTTTAGGTGATAGAAGACATGAAACCCAAATCTCCATAGCTATTTTAGTATCGGGCAATGTTTGGAAGATAAGGTTATACTCTTCTATGTTAGAGACGGTAGCATCTGAAAGATTATTTAATACACTTTCATCAGGACGGCGTTTACCGTCATATCCAGTTAACGAATTGTTATCTGGATCTTTTATGAGTTTTGTCGAGATAGCTCTCGCTATCTCATTATGTTTAATAGTCTTCAGATTTCTAAAATCTGAAACGGTGAGTTTATGTTCACCACTATAAATATTTTGCATAAATTACACCCTTTTAAATTATAACTAGGAGATAACGAGTGTCTAGTCAGTCTTATAAATTATATTATAAATCCTGTTTAGATTTTTCAAGAACTATCGTTATAAAAAGTGATCAAACTGCTGAAGCAATAAACGAACATGATAAGTTCGATTTAATGTTTCGAGAAAAGGCGGGTTTGCCTTTATATAATCTTGACGAATATGATAAACGCACTTGGCGTTATTACATGCATCTAGCAGGCATACCACACGAACAACAGTACCGTTACAATAAAGTAACGAAAGAAAAAGAATTTATTATAAAAGTTATCAGTTTAGATACTCATGAACTTATTGATTTCACTGTAGAGAATCTTAAATTACATAGAGCCACTGCTAGAGATTATACCATAGGTTCAACATACTATCGAAAACTGTTGGATAAATATCCAGAACACATCGATTACATTAAAGGTGTGATCAACCCAGTCGATATCGATTATGCGATTGAAGTTAAAAACAATACTATCTTAGCTTGGGATCATTCTTACGTTGAAGAAAATGAATATAGTCTTATTCAAAGATTACAAGATTACGTTTATCGTTATTACGATAGATGGAATAATGAAGATTATTGTAAAATAGAAGATTTATATACAGCTACAAGAATTGGTATACTTTATATTTATTTACCCTTTATCATAATGAATATTCGTTATGATTTAAGTAGAACCATTGAAGCACATACTTTCCACGTATGGAACTATCTTGGTTCTCATCAATATCTTGACGTATATAAAGATTACTTAACGGTGTATCAACGTTTATGGTTCTATAGAAATATCCGATGGGTAGAAAGTAACCCAGGTAAAATGGAAACCTTTACAAAACTGATACACAATGTCATGACGGTAAGAAACTTATCTTTATCGGAATTCCATGTTATTCATAAAACTGAATTAATGGATAGTGATAACGGTATATATTATCCTTACTCAGAATGGAAACGTGATCCGTTAAACTTGTTTGATATACAAACAAGAGAAGGTGATTTACGTAGTGTTCGTCAATTAATGGAACAAGAATACGAAGAATCCCGTGATAATAAAGTGGATTTTGAAAATGAATATCTTACTACCAATAAACGTATTACGACTGTCGCTCACAATAACTTACCTTCTAAAGTTCTTGAAGCACGTTCTACGGACTATACCAAAATTGCGGCAATTAAGAAACATGATGTTGAATTAAATGAATGGATTTATTTAGCATCTAACGACATGTATTTAGCTAATATTATTGTTAATGACCCTAACAGTTCTAATGCGTTTAATTTTAACATGAAGCAAGCGCTTGTTACTTACATCTATGCGGTAATGCAAGCTCATGGTGTATTTGAAGAGGGTAAGGATTATCCAATACCAACCATCACGGTAAATAAGGTATTGAAAAACAAACGCCCTACTATTGAAGAAGTAGCTAAATTAATTTCTTTAAAAATTACACCAATGGAATATGTTCACGCAGCTGACCATTATGCACCATTATCTGGTAAAATTATTAGTACAGCAAGATTTGCTGAGTTCTGTGAAGAAGTGTATCAAGCAAAACTTATACATCGAAACATGTATAGCTTTGTTGAAAGTTATAGACGACACCCTCAGGTTAAAACTATCGTAAACCAATACTACGAAACCGTTATTTGTCAACTTGCAGAACCAGGGATGACATTTAAAGAATACTTTAAGAAATATGGATATAATTTTGCTAACTACAATAAAGAACACTGGGGTAAACTCGGTGATGATATTGTTAAATATGCAACGGGTACAGATTTACGTACAGTACTTACTGTTTCTGAAATCCAAGGTATGATGGTAAGATTACTTAAACAATTAAGTTCTTACTCTATTCAGTTCTTGAAGAAAGTCGATAACGATGATGTGGATATTTTTGATATTCCATATATCCGTTACGATATACTGAGTAATTCAGGTAAACATTTAGATTTTGGTAAATTATCTGATCTTGATTACGTTAACCATTGGTGTCGTGGATATGCCTTCAGTAAAGAAAGTTTATTCTGGGATATTGAGAACACGGATAAAGTAACCGGATATGGTAGATGGTTAGGCTGTATGGCTATGGTTGATTTTAGTACGAAATCAAGATTTATTAACTATAGTTATACACCAATGCCTGATGTGAGATATAACGTATCTAAAGTGACTGTACTTCCAGGTAAAGAAATTAAACCTATTGCGAAGAATGCTTGGGATTTAAGTAAATTCAAAATCCATGCTACGACTGAAGATAGATCAAGAGTGGTGGAAGATGAAAGTGGTAACTTAATCGTCCGTGGTGTGGTTTACGTAGATAAAAACTATAAGGGTAAAGTAGATGAATAGTTTAAAGAAAACTAGTTTAGAAATAGCATTAGAAACCATAAGCGCGAGCTGTGGTTTTGAATTAACGAAAGATGATGTTTCTATTAAAGATGTAGTGTATCAAGAAACTGGACACTTTAATACTAAAGCTACTTTAGTACCTGTGCCTGGAAGAGGTTACACTGAAAAAGTTGAATTTGAATACGATCGTATCAATATTGCTAATTTGTTTTTAGGTGTAGATGTTAAAGTACTACCTGGTAACCAAAAATTAGTATCGGATTACCTTGTTGCTATCAATGATAAGTATGGTTTATATTTAGATGAAACGGATATCGTAGATGGGGATTTATCTTCTGGTGTTCCTCCGTTTAAATTTAAATTAAAAATACAAGACGGTAATCCAGCATTTTACGGTCAAATCGATGTAATCGTTATCGATGAAGAAAAAAGTTTAAAACCTTTATTAATTAAAATAAATGGTGCACGAGTTAACTCATTGATTGCTAACGGATTAAAACCTAATACCGTTAATGGTCATATGTTAACTTATGGTAACGATTATAGTGATCTTAAACGATTCTTATTAACGTTAAATGTAAACGATGGATTAAGTCAAACCTTCGTAACTGAATTAAATTATTATACCAATACACCTTGGGTGTTTAAAGATAGTTTAACGGACTTTAACCTTTATGGTGCTAAAGTAGTATACAATGGTTTAACTGAACTCTGTAACGAACCATGTAATAAAGATTTGTATTCTAATGTTACCATCATTGAACTTAATGAACAATACTGTGGTAATGTTTCTACTCATCTTGTATTACATTATAACGTTTAGATGCTATGAGGGTAGGGGCCAACCTACCCTCATATGTTTCGATCATTTAAAGAATATAAAAGTGAGAAAATAAAAAGATGAGTTGTACATGTGAACAAGAAAGAGAATATGTAAACTATCAAGCAGATTTTACTAAAACCGGTAAAGAAATGTTAATCGATTTACTTAACTGGGTAAATAGAGAAAGTATGACTAGCATGTTAAGACCTAACATGACTTTCTTTACTCGTCCTACCAAGTTAGATGACGATGAAGATATGAATACCAAAATTAAATTTGCTCGTGTAGTTGGTTTTAATATTCCTCAGGACACTCAAGAAATTCACTATAACCGTGTAGATATCAATCAAGTTGCTAAGACCCAAGGATTTAACTTTGTTTTATTCTTAGATCCTAGTAAGAAATATAACACTACGCATGATTTATTAGATGATTTCTTTAAACAAGCTAAAGTTAAACTTATCGAAGAAGATGTGGTATTGGAAGATATTAAAATTGATTTTGCTGAATCCTCTAGAAGATTAGAAGAATTTGGTGATGATTTTATTGATGAGTATAAAGAAGATAGCATCTATCCTAGATTAACTTTAACCATGACTGACTATAGTATTGCATATTACGGTAAAGTGACTTTCCAAGTAAGACCTAGACCGATCAATATTAATAACGTGGTTGTTGTCAAAAAACTTAAACCATTCATGCCACCTGTTAAGCATGGTATTAAATGGTACGAAGATAAAAAATGTAATTAATAATGTTCCGTATCGTAATAGATACGGGACTTATGTTCAATTGTATCAAAATTATCGCAACATAGTTGCTTAGAAAATGATGCATTTTTCAAATGCATCAAAATTATAAACTTATATAATCTAATTGAATAAAGGATAATACTATCTTTTATCACTAACCCATCAATCAATTAATAGAAGGAATTCAACTATGAAAAACTTAAAATCAATCTTAGCCGCTGTAGTTATCGCATCTGCTGTATCATCAATTGCTCAAGCAAGTGTTATCACAAGTAACAGTGTTGATCTCGTTTATAGTGGTGACTGGTCATGTGCTGATTATTTTGAAATGGCATTATTCCCTGCTAAGTATGTAGATCGTACTGGTGATCCTAACCGTGCTGGTGTTTACTACGATGTTAATAAATCTTGGAAGTTTGACAAAAATCGTAAAAACTGGCGTAGCCAAGGGGTATTTGTTCCTGAAGTATTTCAAGAATTAGTCTATACGACTGACTCTGAAGGTAACTTATGGAACAGTGGTAATTATTCAGAAACTAAAAATAATACTAAAAACCCAAATCCATGTTCAATTTACTAAGAGGTAATCATGGAGATTTATAAAATCAACCATGTTTACTTCAAGTACAATGAAGAGGAAAAAGAAGAATTCCTGAAAAACATTGCAGGAATTTATGCTGTTTCCGACTTTGAAACTATCGCTGAAAAAGAAAGTGACATTGCCCGTATCTTATTCAAAGAGCCTAAGATGGATAAAGGTGTTTCGAGACACACTTATACCTATCGTGTTCACGTTAACCTAGATTCAGCTGCTCAATTTGAATTTAACCAATATCCTAAATTTGTGAAAAACAAAGAAGGTAAAGTTGGTATATTGATCGGGCATTACGATATCGGTTGGACTTTACTATTCCCTAGCGATCCAGCTAGATTTAAAGTAACAGTGAGTCAAACGAAAAGTACGTATAGTCGTAATACTAAACGTTACACCGATACTGTAACTAGCTTTAGTCGTAGTTTCAATGATTTGTTCGAAGAATTGGATAAACCTAAACTCTCAGTTCGTGAACAGTTTATCCAGAGTCTTAAATAATCGAACATAATCCCTCTAGCCGAAAGGCCAGAGGGATATGTTTTCTTTTTTTACTCAAACAATTAATTTAAGGAATTAACTGTTAGGTATTACCCATCAACAAACAATTCAAAAGAACTATTATAGCCTATACTAAAAGTTCGCACTTTTAACTACAAGCATATAACTAGCTTACGTTGTAAAGAAAAACTTAAAAAATATTATTTTTTTTACCATTTTGCTCTAGCGGTATAAGCTGGTTTTAAATGTTGCAATAGCTCAGAGAGTAATGTCGCACTTTCAGTAGAAATGAGATTTTGTTCATTCTTAGCTAATGCTTCGATAGTTTCTAAATCTAATGAATGTGACTCCAATGTTGGTACTGCGTATTTGTTAGCTGGTGCTAAACCAGGTTCATTTACGTAGTCCCAAGTGACAATCTGAGTAAAGTCTTTGTGTTGACGATAACCTACTTGACGGTTTAACGTTAAAGAACGAATACTAAACGCGACATTTTGGTTAGGGTCATCTAACATTTCTTTTAATACTGAACCATAAGGGCCAGAAGGTTTTACCTTACCTCTGATAGCAATAATTTTATTTCCTGTTTCAGGATCTCTTACGCCATCAAAATCAATATAAATATCAGAAATGTGTGCACACACTAAAGTTTCTTCAATGGTTAAAATACGAGTTAAATATTCGTTTTCAGATTGACCTGGTAGTTTTTTAGGATGACCATATTCCGATCTTAATTGCCCTTTACCAACACGTCTCATTAAAGACGAACCTGGTTTGAAAAATTCTTGAGCAGATTTTAAAGTATAAATATCGCCAACACTGTTAGGGTACTCTAAAGCACCCAACACCATGTCATATCTTCCTTGAGCATCTGGTTTTAATACACCAGCTTTATTCGTCCCAAGTAATGCGGTGCAGCCATAATGTACTGTTGCCATTTATTATCCTTTCTTCTTAATCATTATAGATAAAGATGTAACTTTATTATAATCGTTTTCTGTTATCTCTTTTACTTCTATCTTGTTATTGTTTTCCAAAGGATAGTCGTAATCGTAATTACGTAATGTGATTTCGTAATAGCCTTTAACAAGTTTGATGTCATGCGTTAAGTATAGACTCTCACCTAATACTTTTAAGAACATGGTAACACGTTGATCTTCACCATCACTGCCATAAGTTGTTTGTACTTGAGGAATAGTGAATTCACAAACTGTGTTAGGTTTGATACTATACGTTTCTTTCTTCCATGATACCAACCAATATTCATCGGATGTTTCTACATCACTTAATAATTTTTTAGATGGTTTTACAGCGTACTGATACGGAAGTTCATATACAGTATATAAACCCGTAAAGTTCTTACGTTCTCTACCAGCCATATCTGTAAACATGGATTGATATCCGTTTAAACATCCAATAAGTGATGTAGATGTAGATACACGAGGTACACTTCTATCTTCAGAACTTAAAGTACGTGAAGAAACTTTAGGACTAAAGATTTTAACATTTGGATTCATTGAAACGTGATATAAAGGTCTATTTACTTCACCTGCTGAAAATAATGTAAGCTCAGATACAGCATCACCTAAAAGAGCCGATAAGTATTCGATGATCTCTTGCTTTTCAACTTCAGGATCATCAAGTTCTACTTCTCGTTCTTCTTGGAAAGGTTCTTCTGCTGGTGCTCCAGTTTCTTGTTGTGACGTTGAATCGACTTCTGAGTCTTCTTGTCCAGAAACAGATAGATCGGACTCGGTATTCTCTTCTGAGTCTTCTCCACTTGTCTCTTCCATTTCTTCACTGGTTTCAGCATTTTCATCACTACTATTTTCAGCAGTCTCATCGGTTTCAGTAAGTTCAGGTTGAACCTCCTCTGTTACAGTTTCTTCACCGTCTTCTAAAGAATACGCTTCTTTAGAAACAGCGTCAGTCACTACACAATCAGCTAAAAACTTAAGTACATTAGTATAATTACTTGTAATCGTTTTAATGAAATCTAAAAACTCTTTATGCCAGAATCCATCGTTATATACGTAACTTTGATATTCATCGTAATATTCATTAGTTTTTAGTTTATTACTAGCTTGTTCAGATAACTTAACAACCTCACTAGCGACTTTTCTAAAGTTACTATAACCTTCATAAAGTTGTTTAGCTAAGCTTTTAACTTCTGCAATAGAAGGTGGGCAATAAACCACATCGGAAATATCTTCTTCTCTTAAACTCGTTGAGTCTAAAAATATACCATCATAACCATCGTAGGTATAAAATAAGAAACAATTACCTAAGAATAAAGGTGACTTCCGTTCTTTAAAATGTCTTTCTAATACTTTTAAAATTAAGTTTAACGAATCGGTGTAAGCACTATTATCGGTGTCTGGATCACTGATACGTTTAATACCTTTAGGGATCTCAGCAATAGTGGAACTTGCTATCTCTTTAAACTTAAAATTATTTAAATTACTATTAGCGGCTAGGAAAGCAGATTTATATCTATTAAAATCACTCGTTGTGAATACTTTACCGTAATTGTTATCTAGTTTATCTTTTTGAATTGTCTCTTTAGCTGAAACAATTTGTTTATATAGATCATCGATAGAAATACTATCTTTCTTTTTAAATAAGAAATCTAATAAGCCTTCACTAGAAACTGTTAAAGTACAATGATAAAGATATTTAAATACATTAGTATAACTCTCAGAAATTTCTTCTAAAAAGAGATACAATGTATCTGCTAATGAAATAGGGTAAAACGTAATATCGGTAGCCTTTTCATAAACATCTTCAGAATATTTACGTTTAGCTTCATCATCTGTTTTAAAAATAATACCAGCAGCTTTAACGATCTCATTTCTTTTACTAGTAATAGTTTTAGTTAATTTACTCGTTAAATCTTTAACTGTTTTTTCTACAGCTATGGATTCTATAGCTTCAGGCATATTACCATCATAACCGTTAATTTCTAAACGATAAAAATAATCGTCAATGAGATTAAGTTTACTATTACCAATAAACGATTTAGATAAACCATTTTTGTCATGTTGTTTAAATGCCGCTACTATTTTCTTAGAAGCGATAGCATTTAAATCATCTTCATCTTTACCAGATTTTAAACCCTCACATGTTTGAGTAAATACGGTTTTTAAATTATTAGCTAGCCCAATGAAATCGTATTCATTCAAATTTTTATCTGAAGAAATCAGGTAGTTAATAATATCTTGTTGTTTGCTTACTGCAAATACCTTTTTATACTTATTCGGTAAAGATCGAAAAGTGTAAGGGCCTTTAGATGATTTAATTCTTTCGATAAATTTATCGCTAGTTAATTGATCTTCTTTAGCTTCTTCTCTTGCTTTTTTGATTTTATCTAGAATACCGTCAAATATCCCTTCATTAGCGATAGATCTATATTTATTTAAAATACTCATTTTCTTATCCCTACTGTCTTAATAGTTGTTCTACTCGTTCAGTAGTATCTGAAGGATAAAGTAAAGCTGAATTCAAACCTTCATCAAAATAAGCACCCATTAATTTAGATGTCGTATTACGAGCACCTAAAGGTACATTTCGTAAAGGAGCGAAATCTGGTACTGACGTATAAGATTCTTGTTGATCTTTTAAAGTTTGTCTCCAATACTTCATGACGTCAACATTATCCCTTAGACACATGGAGATGATCATCTCCATGATGGTCTGACCAGCACCGTATACAGCTCCAGTATATTCTTTAGATTTAGATAAGATATTAAGCATATCGATCGCACCCATAAACCAAGGCACTTTCCCTAAAGCAATAAAATAGTTATAAATATAATAACCTAAAGTATTATCTTTAACTAGATTAATATTATCAGTAATCATCGAACCCTTTTCAAAAGAAAGTTCGTAATAACCGTGTTCATTAAATTTAACTTCATTTATTTCTACAGGGAATAAACGTACTTTAGATGGTACTACATTGACAGCATAACTATCACCAACAACGATAGCAAAGATAGCGAGACTATAGACACTCGCGCCCATCACTGCTAAATTGGCTTCTTCGTATCTTACAGGAATGACAATCTTTAAATCACTTTTAGCAATCATCTTCCCAGTGTTATCTATTTCTATTGCATTTAAAATAACATCTTTATTTCGTTTTAAGTTTGTATACGGCATTTTACTTTATTCCTTACAAATACTGTTTACTTATTAGTA